GTACGCAGGAGTACTGACACTCTGCACGGAGAAAGTCATAGAGAACATAGCAGGGGCACCAGATGAGGCGTCTCCGTCTGGTTCTGACAATGCTACCAGGAGTGCATTCAAGTACTGTCGGTCATTGCCATTCACTTTAATGTCGCAGTCGTATGTCTGAATATTAATATTATAAAATGCACGACCAACCAATTGGCGAAGTTTGCCAACTTTTGCGGCAATATTTGGCGCCTGGGTAGCGCTTTCTACGACGTCAGCGTTGTCCGCACTATCGTCATAGTAGGCGGTGAGTGAAATGTCCCCGATTTCCGAGGGAGCACAAAGTAGGCTGGGAAAAGTAGAGCCACCATCATAAACTTTTTCAACAGAAGCAGTAATTTCACCACCGGAAACCTGAGGAAACCTAAAGTCCGTAAATGTTGGGCACTTCGTGCTATCTACGGGTGTAATTGTTGCAATTATTTGCCTTGCAGAAATTTTACTTGCCATGAGAGGCCTCCTCTATATTGTTTTTTAGACTACGGTAGCCGTAAGGCTTGACTTAATAATGTCAACTTGAATGGAGTCACCAACGCCGGTCACTCGAAAACCGACACGAGCCTTAACTAGGCCATCGACCAAGTTTGCAATTGGGTTAATTGATGAATCGCATTTAACTGAGTACCCGTAGTCAATACGCTCCCCGGCGTTATTGAATGCTTCATGAATAGCACCAATTGAACGCAATCCTTCCATAATTGTCTGTAGACGCTGCCTAATATCGGCAAACATGGCATTTCGCGAATCGATTGGTCGGAACAGAATATCTTCAAGATCACGATACGCTTGAACAACAACATAGTTCGTTACGTCCTGTGCTGTGATGTAACGGAAATTTGGTAGATCGCCAGAGCAGGAACGCGCACCATAAATACGAATCGTATTATTGATGATACGAATTGCATTAATTGACTCGTTATCCAAGTTGTCACCGACTGTTGAACCAATAGGAAACTCAAGGCCTGTCACGAATCTAGCAACACTTGATACGCCAGCGCCAGGCTGATGTGGTCCAACTCCGTTGTGTGCTCTTGCTCGCGCCGCTGCTGCATACCCGACCGGCGGAATCATTCTATTGATGCCAGCGACAGACGTGGGAACATAGACCCATGGGGCGAAAAAGGCAACATGTTCTGCATTGCTGCCTGCCTTAATTGCCTGGGTGATAGCGATCATGGCTGCATAATCTGTGCCATCGTTAGGGTCCGATCCGGCAGCCGGATAGAGGAATGCCAAACGATTAAAACTATTTGCATGCGCAATGAGAGCAGCCTGTACTGTTGAACCCACTGATTCCGGGCATGCAACCGCTCCGGTACCCAATTCATCGGTAAAAAGAGTCAGTCCGGCAAGGAGTTGAGCATCGGTGGGGGTCGATCCAGCGACGCCATCCGTGTCGGTTCCATCACCAAATTCTGTTGCCGTTGTTGGTAGGCTAACCAAGGTATCGGCGAGAACGGTTGCAGTACATAAAAGACTGGCAACAGGATGAGTGTTAATTTTTCCGGCAATCTGCGCGTTTGTCGTACAGTTGCCTGTAGACATAATCAGAGTTCCTTCTTTGTATATTTTGACAACCTTGGTGCCTGTCGCAGTTCCTGTTTCTACGATTGCCGAAAGGGTCTCGGTTCCGGCAGGCATAGACCATACACCCGCACCGACCGCAGTAAGGGTAATGACTGGCGTCGTTGAGTTTAGTAGACTAAGGGTAGACGCAATGGCGCCAGTGCCGGAGACGCGAGCAATCCAGCACTGCGAGCCACCTTCTTCAAAAAAAGTTTGAACCGTTGAATGCAAATAGGTGCCACTGACAAACCCACCATAATTGAGTTCAAATTCCTCAATGCTTCCGACCAGTACGGCTCTATCGGTAGGTCCGCGAAGCGCGATTCCTACAAAAAATGCTTGCGATGACTCACGTACAGAAGTTGATATAGGGCCTGTTCGTGTAGTAGTGCTAATATTAATTCCGGGCATAAGACCTTCCTACCTCATCGTTCAGACCGGCTAAAACACCGCCAGTACCTTGTATTGTATCTAATTATTACTGTTGTTTAATGTAACTGCAGAATAAAATTTTTATTAGATTTCTGTGTTTTCACTTGATTCCGGAGTTGTCGCAACCACTTCTTGTAGGTCGCTTGATTCTGGTTCCTGCGACTGCGGTACTTCTTCCACTACAGGTGTTTCTTCAATTACTTCAACTTCTTGACTCGTTGTTTCATTTTCAGATGATTTCTTCTTCTTTTCCTTCGGTGCTGCTTGAATTTCTGCATTATTTACTATATTAACTTGACCATTTGCTAAAAGTTTTGCAAATCCCTTTTGCAAATAACGTTCGAGATTTGAGTCAATTTCTGATACGGCAAATTTTCCGTTTGGATAGACATGATTACCGAAAATGTTCAGATTTGTTGTTGTCGTATTCGCATATACGTCTAAACCTTGGGATGTGAAATTGGAGATATCTTCATTGTCTGTAACTCGCAAAAATAAATTTGTCATATTGAGCATCCTTAGTTCTTTATAAATAATAGCCTATTCGACAAGGCTGACGCCTATACCACTGACGTTAGTGACCAAATCAATTTCTTCCAGCGTTCCAATATCTGCCCTGGAAACAACTTCATTCATATAAATTGTATATCCTAAATATGCTCCAGCGAGGACTCTGTCGCCTTTGAGGAGCGTTAAATCAGAATACTCTTCACTTAATGAAGTTTGTTCAATCTCTGCCTTAAAAGTCTGGCGGGGGTCTACGGCTTTCATTGATGGATAATCAAGTAATGACGAACGAAGGACTGCAGATAATCTATCACGCATGAGGGTAGTTTCTTCGGAACCTTCCGTACGAACCCAAACATAGGTTCGCATATTGTAAGCAACGCGATATTCGGGGTCGTTGCCGATAAAACCAAGACGATCAAAATATGATGTCGAAATAGCAACGGTAATAATAGTGGGCCACTCATCCATTGCTACTGGTTCATAAGTAAGAAACTTCAATGGCGTTGGAAGGGTTATGTCATCGAGTCCCCATCCATTACGGTAGGCGACTATGCGCGTAGGTATATCGTAAGACATATAATTGTTTACAAATGATTTTGCAAAATGTGATCCATGCATGAGGGGAGCGGCCATAATTATCCTTTAATCCCAAAAGTTTCACCATCGGCGATATATTTAGCAGCCCATCCGCCCCATTTACGAGCGGCATCATTGGGTTCAAAAATAATTGGGCGTTTAGGCATTTTGTTTGTTCCGTATTGATGGAATTTTGCGTACTCAACATTGGTGCCAAAGAATGCTTCGTCGTCTTTGATGTCGTTTGGTGCACCATGAAGACTTCTCACACTATTGAATAGTTGCCCAGTGCGAATCAAAATAGGCCCCGCAGAGCCCCTCCATAGGGCATACTTTGGACTCAGGGGCCTCCACCCACCGTAATGCCCTCCCTCTGTGTCAAAGTTCTTCGACCATGCTTCTTCCAGGTCGCTACGAATGTCATCAAAAACTGGTCGGAATGATTTCATGCGTCTTTGCATGTCGTCAATTCTGTCAAATCCCTGTGGATTTTCGAGCCTAGTGGTGATTTCAACAATCATTGGTCTGGCCATTATGCAGCCCTAACTCGACGATAACGCTTAACGGTCATTAATTCCGAGTCCATAAAACCTGTTTGTAGTGGTGCAACATTACGAGTAGTTAAGTCCTTCACACCGACAACGTCGTCGTGCATGTTCTGCATTTCTCGTACTGCGGCGCGAAGTATGAGTAGTTTGAATATTGCTATTTCAGTACCATCGATGCCTGCCTCGTAGTCGATAGTCACGGCATCGTTAGCAAACCCACGATAGAGGTCAATGCCGAAACGACGAACAGTGTAGTCGCTTCCTGTCGCTATAGCGGTGCCGCCTACTGTCATTGCTCCAATAGACGCTGGCATGTTGGTAACAGAGAATGTATTTGTTGTTACTTCTGTTATTTCACGAGCAACTACGTTGTACAAAATTGGCACCATGCTCTTGATAGTCACCTTTTGGCCAATTGTAAATTTATTGTTACTTGCGGTGTAGGTGACTTTTGGTCCCACCTGCGACACCGCTGTAACGACTGCCGCTCGCTCCATTGCCTCGCTCATGTATACCCCAGAGACTGACAAGTTTCTAATGAATACGCTGTTGACTTTTACGATTGGAGAGTTCCTAACGCCAATCGTTGATGGTGGCTGTGTGTAGGAGACCGGGGACATGGTTGTGTCTAGAGATGTGTTATAGAAGAACGATGATGTAGGCATTCCAACATGGTCTGAAGGGATGACGTATTCTTCTACGAAGTTTTGGACTTCTATTGGACGTCGCAAAAAGGACTCCAATTCACTTTGAAGTCCAGCCAATACAAATTCAGCCGCGTCTTGTTGGCGTAGTGAGAAGCGGATGTCCATATATGTGGTTAAATCATTGACACTAACCAACATAACTCACCGTCCTGTAAATAAAATATTAAGAATTATCGGCGTCCACCGCTACGAATGATGTCACGAAGACGGGCGGTTGGGTTTGCTCCACGACCAGCAGCACGACGACGGCGTTGAAAAAGATTTCTTGCAGCACGGCGGATTCTGCCGGGGGTGCGTCCAGTATCGATATCTGCAGTTGTACCCGGCTGCACTCTAATCAAACCAATTTTGCGAATGTTGCGCATAATGACCATCCTTTATGTATGTGCAGTTTTTATTCTACCACGATTATCTGTCAGGATTTGGCGGTGCTTCTGTAACAATAGGCATTTTGTCGATAGTCCCTGGGGGTGCCTCTACTGGAACCCATGCTCGGGAGTAATTATGTTCTGATATTTTTCGTTGTTTGATGATTGTTGGGTTCATCATCAGTTCCAACTCGTCAAATTTCATGCAAAAATGCTTCACAAAATCTTTTTCATCAAACTTGCGGCTTTTCTTCAAAAGTCGAACAATAGATGAGAGTTGTTTTGCGACCATACTGCCACGACCACGGTTTATTTGAACATGGAGGACCATGGCGTCGAGTTCATCGCAGTCAACGTACCTCACGGGTAGGCCATCAGGAAATAAGGCTGACAGATTTTTGTTTCCTGAAATTAGTTTATATCTTTGACTGCCATCAATAATTGAGTTATCCTCTTTACGCACCACCAAGGGTGACATAATCCCAAAAGAAGACAAGGAATCAGCCAAAACAAGCAAATCAGGACGCAAAATATAAATAGTATTCCAAGAAGGAACACTCAAATCGCCGATAGCCACATAATCAATCTTCATAAAAAACAACATCCTCATCTTGTTTGGCAGCAGCAACACGCAACGCATGTGCCCTGGTTCCAGGACCGACCGGACTGACCGACATCCCTGACAATTCATTCAAAAATATATTCCTAATAAGCCACTCAATTGGATAGGAATACGGGTCCTTTGCATTCTTCTTCCTAAACTCAGCGGAAAAAGACAAAGCACGATTTCTCTTTGTTTCACCAATCATGAAAGTGTCAATCGCCCGCATTACGCCATTCCACCCCTCGGCAGCAAACATCGCAATAACTTTCTCGACATTATATTCGGACCACCAGCGTCGTTGGGCGTCGATTTCAGGGAAACACTCCCATAGACGGTCATAGAACTCTGGCTCAGTAGCAACCAAATCACCGATCCTACGGATGGCAACAGAATGCAGCGGAATACCAACACGAGTATTAGAACCAGTCAAAGCAGCAACATCGTAATACTCACAATAATCAGCACCATGCTCCTCGTTGAGGAATTTAAAAACATCACTCGTCTGCCAGTCATAAATGACTTTTGCCATCTTGAGAGGAATTCCCTTTTTGCTCTTGTACGGCGTAACAATGTAATTCTCGTGCAATTTTTGAACACAGGAGCGATATCTAATCATCGACTCAGAAGCACGCACGCCAGTTAGAAAAGCAACGTTGCCTTTCTTGCCTTGCATGGTGTAGTAATCAATATGATTAGTCATTGGCGTTGCATGATCTAAACCAAAATGGTATCCAGTGATTACATCATCAGGCAGAGGTCTGCATGTGCGTCCCTCCTTGATGCGTTTTTCACCCCAGATCATAATAGATTGACGTCGCCCTAGTACCCATATTTCAGTACCATACGGAAGACAGTAGTGCTCAAAATCCACCCAGTCATAATTTTTAATTTTATTGACATAATCAAGAACAAATGGGCTAACCATTTCTTCATCTCGGAAAATAACCTTGACGGGCCCGAGACCTCGTTCTTCGTGAATTTCTTTAGCAAGATATAGGACTGCGCTTGAGTCTTTGCCACCCGAGAACTGAACGCAAACGGTATCAAAGGTGTCGTATACATGCCTAATTCTTTGGCGGGCTGCATCTACGCATGAGATATCTAGAAACATACGCTGACGCGTCATGTCGTGCCTCTATTTTTGTAGTTTAATAACATTGGTCTTGACAGTATCAGTTGTGTCGACTTTTGTCCAGCCTTGTTGTAAAAAACTTTCGTTCAGTGTTTTGAGTTGCCCCATTCCTCGCAAACCATTCCTCATCAAATAACCATGACCGCCAGTCACCTCGCAAGTCATGCTGCATATTTTTTCGTGTTTACGAACAACGACATCCATGCTTTCTACATTAAGCGGGTTAGAAGGACTGTAGTAATAACGTAAACCACCAAATTTTTCCTTTATTTGAAAAATGGTATATCCGGGGTCAAGTAACGAAAGTTCCTTATCGCACATAGATATGATTTTCCACCAACCCTCATCACATGAAATATGAGTTCCATATTCTGGGTTAATGCGCAACAATACTGGTTGTAGATAATCTGGATAATCCATCTTAATCCTTTTTACGAAGGTCCAACTTGAAGGTTAGCACTCCCTCTTCAAGTGTTGCTTCGCAGTCGCCTATCATCGCAAAATCTTGAAAATCTACCTTGGCTTGATTAACAAAAAGAGCACGTTCAGGTCCAGCAACTGGTGGCAGTGGGCGCTTTTTGACAGCCTCTGCCCGCTCACGAAAACGGGCCAAAATTTCATTTGGGTCCAGCATCGTACTCTTCTTTTGTAGCACGCAACACGAGGGTTTCCCTATCGCGCGAAAATGGGTCACCCGCAGGCCATTCCTCTTCCATGGGTATCTCTAACGTATACCATGTGCGATTTTCCATTTCCGTAATTTTATATTTACGTATTCTTTCTACCGTTGATTCGTAACGAATCTTGTCAATATCTTCATTATGAGCCATTATCAATGATCTCATATAAGGACTCAAATGTCGCATGATCACATGAGTAAAAAACGCTGTCTGATAACTTTATGACATAATCACCCAGGCGGGCCTTCATATCCCTATCAATGCCTTTAAGTAAGATAATCAAATCTGGCCTACTTTCATCACCATTGCGTGGGATGACGGTCAATAGACCGCCACACCAGTCAGCCACTTCGCGCTGATTTAATGGCATGAAGCGCATGGCCTCAACATCTAGGCCAATCCGGCGACATCTTTGAACCAATAACATATCAGGCATTGTTCTTCTTTAACATTTCTAAAACTTCTGCCAGAAGAACTTTAATTTCTTTCAATGTTTCGTGCGATTCACGGGCGGGCTGTCCGGCAAGATAAGCATTACTCTGTGCTTCTAGACGAGCATTTGCTTTGATTGCTGATGCATTAGGTTCCACGAGTATTCCTCCATTGTTTTTTTTTTGGGCTGGAGAGGCAGGGGTCGAACCTGCGACGCGCGGATTAACAGTCCGCTGTTCTGCCAACTGAACTACTCTCCATTGGTATGTACTGAGAGATTATCAGCAATAGATTAGTCGTGCACGCATTACTTTACTTTATCGGCGTTCTTGTTCATACCTAAGCAGTAATTCGTTACGTTCTTTGTTGAAATCCAATAAGTCTTCTATTGAGTAAATAAATTGTGCCAGTTCGTCACAGAGTCCATTTGATTCTTCAATCTTTTCTTGAAGCGATTTAATGTGAGCACGTAAATATATTGTTTCGTCTTCCAAGTTGTACATTTCCCGTTGTACCGACCTGAGGATATATTCCGAATCTTCCGACATCATCGAACTCCACTCTATTAATACAACTGTATATGATATTTAAATTTCTGAATGGGCATCTATGAAGGAAATGAGTTTTTCTGACGTTGTACTACCGTCATATGCAGGTTCATTTCTGATCCAGCGAATAAAATCATACCAACGCCTCTGCTGGTCTGGATCATCAAAAACAATAGTGTATTGAACAACCGCTCGCGGCGCTGCTTCGGGGGTGGCAACCGTACTCCCCTTGATGGCAATCTCATTATGGTCCATATGCTGTGGAGCGACGATCCTACGTTCGCCATCATCGTCCTCGCGTACTAATGACGACAAGATGGTTGCACCAAAATCACTCAATGGCTGCAGCACTGGCGGCACGTACATGTTCCCATCTGAATCAGAGGTTGTCGGCGAGTTGTACTGAATTGACTCATCTATGGCAGCCAATTCCATTTCATCCCAACCCAAATCTGACATTAAGTCAGAATAATCAGAAATAATGTCATCCAGCATTTCGCTAACTAACTCTTGATCAGAATGACCAAGTTCATTAGTACGATTGTCGGTCAAGGCAAAAGCAATTGCCCGATTGACGTCAACCTCAAAAGGCACAACAGCAATATGTGTCCATCCGAGCGTTTGAGCAGCCATCAATTGGTGATTACCAGCGATCACCGTAGAAGTACCATCACCATTAGGGCGAACAACGATTGGTTTCACTTGACCAAACTCGGCATATGAGGCCATAATCGCATCAACGTTACCCTTGCGCGGATTCCCTGGCAGAGGAATCAATGTGTCTACATCAACAAGAAGTGAAAGAAGCGCCGGATCAACTTTATGTTTCATTATTTTTCTCCAACAATATTGGCATAAGTTCTATACCATGACCCCTACGAGACAATAGCCCTTAAGTTCGCATTTAGCGTACGCATGGCATCAATCGATGTTCGGAGCGAAAGGAGTTTTTCTCTCTTTGCTTTCACGAGACCCTCGGACATCTTGTAGTCAAACTGCTGGTCTGCCAGAAGGTACTCAGCCCACGCCTCACGCTCTTTAATCGACCCCTTGGCCGCCAGGTACTCTTTAGCCCAACTATGCTTATACAGGGCATCCTTCTTGGCGGCGTCCTCGGCCAGTCTGCCGAATGCTTCAGTTTCTTCTTCAAGCATGTCAATCAAACGAAGCATTTCGTTCTCAATATCAACTTGGCTGATTGGGCTATTCCGTATGCTCATTATCGCTTCCCCGAGTCAAAGATGACCAGTCAACTGTTTTCAAGGCATCCGTGCTTGATTTGGGCCAATCATACTGTGGCGAACCAAGCGCAGTCAAGCCCATTTGTTCTAAAATCCACGCATCACACATGTCGTCGGTGCCTTTGCCGGCCCAAACGATACCAGTGCGTGCTGAAACAGCAGAAACAACTTCCGTCTTAGATGAATTACCTTTGCCAGTAGCAAATTTTGCACGACAAGTCGGTGGTACATCGATATAGGGCACTTCCATCTCATATAAAGCAAGCCTGATCACGCCACCAAGTTCGCCAATTTTATGTGATTGCGAATTACGGGCGGCAAAAGCATACCCCTCAATCACTACGGCATTAACATCATATGATTTGACAAGATTGATGATATCTTCGCGTATCTCATATAGGCGTTCTGCTTCTTTTGTCTTGACGGCTATTGTGCCAGTCTCTCCATTTATAGAATAACCAGCAGATGTTAGCGAAAGGTCTAGCCCCATGATGTTCATGGCTAGATCATAGTTGTTGTTACGCCCCCGTACTGTAACTGTTCAGGAATAGCAAAAACGGCGGAGGATAATCCTCGCGCCGCTCTCGCTACCACCTTGTCGGGTTTAGTACTTTAATTATCAATTTGCGTCTTCTGAATACACAAATACGTATAGGTAAATTATGACATAAAATACACTTCACCAACGTCGGGAGCGCAACATTTTAGCCATCAAAGCAATTTCATTAGTTTGATTTTGAATAATGGAATAAGCCAATGACATCGTGTCGTAGTCCTCCGTGGATCGCAATACATCTTTGGACATCATGAGAGCCATTTTGTGATGCTCAATCATGTCGGTAAGAAACTTCTGTTCCCCTACTGTCAGTTCTTTGAAAAATTTAGATTTAGGCATGTCATAAAGTATGCACCTGCCAGGATATGGTCACATAAACGAGATACTAGGGATACTTAGTAAAACAGTACAACCAAAGACCCATAGCGCCGTAGCCAAGATGACCAACGGCAGTAATAACTCTTTGCGCTTAACAACCGAAGCGATACCAAGCATGAACAAAGAAATGGCGAATAACGCCGTAAGTACCTGAAGTCTGTCACTACGTCCACCTTCTGTCTCAGATACTACGAGTGACTCAGATGCTCTTTCCCAGACTTCTGCTTGTGGGACGTACAACTCATCCATGTATGAGGAACAGTCTGGAAGTTGACTTTGGTTCTGTGCGACTAGACAGGGTATTGCGTGCTCGTAAAACTCGTATGAACCATTGGAAGTTTGGATATCTTCATAGATGTCTTCGTTACTGACGCCATCAACGAGGAGTCGTACCTTTTTGTCTTTCCAAACAGTCAAGTCAGCCCTGTATTTAACCTCAGAGGTAATCCACATGTTGTTGGATTCACTGAGGTCAAGTTGATAAACGGAGTACGCCTCATCCGAAGCCCCACCGTGAAGTGATGATTGAACTCCAGCCCATGCTGTAGTCATGGAAATAATACCAAGCATTGCTACAATATAAATTTCGTGGGTAAATAACTTTAGAAATTTGTTCATCGGTTAGCCTCTCGGTATGCGATGTTGCGCAGGCGCGTTTCCTCACTACAATCATCGTGCTTTAGTTCACAGTAGCAGTCATAATATGGGAACTGTGTAAGGCAATTATCGCAAACCGTCACGAACTGGTGATAAGTAAATCCATTAGGGCGTTTAGCGTCACAGCAAAATGGTTCAGGCAGAAGGTACCTCATTGGGTCTCCAGCGGGACATTTTCTTTATTTCGTGGGCCATTACGGGAAGTCTTTCTTCCATCAATACACTTGTGGTTGTCGTACCACATCTGAACATGTAGCCATTTGCTATATCTGTATGATTTGAGATGACAAATCTCGCATTGTCCTCTTTGGTTGCTTCCGACCGTAATGTTCGTAAGCATGGGACTACTCGCTTGCGGGGAAATTCGGGTGTGCGCCACGAAAGGCGAGAAGAACTGGTATCTCCTTAACTACGAGACTGCCTTCCTCGTTAAGCAAAGAGTTAACCATTAGGTTAGCCGGACTGTTATGGAACAAACACTTCTCCGCATCTATCATTGCATCGACAAGAGTATTGATCTGGATATTGATCCCGTTCATAGATTCTTCCTTTTCTTCTTCGTAGGTGAGAATATCGTAGGTGTCTCTGCTGGTCATGTTGTTTCCTTCTTATTGATTAGTTTGGCTGCGTATTTTTGCACAATATGGTCCGATTCCTGCAGCAATACTTTTGGGATTGTCGAGAACCTTTCCACAATCGCAGCATATGCCAGTTCTTCTTCCAATATCTATCAGTTCATCGTCGTTCAGCATGCGGTAAGTGCCAGTCTTGATGCACCCGAATAACAACGCTTTATCGGATGCCAATTTGATGTCCGACCATCCAGGCATGTCTATTAAACGTTTTCTGATTGACCGTACTTGCTCGTCATTATTTTTGGTTACAATAGAAATTTTGAAGATATATTTATCTTCGTCATCTATGTATACCCCCTCCCAAACCCCTTCGCCATAAGGGTCATATTCAGGGTCGACTTTGATTCGCATTTTTTCTGCTGACAACATTTGTTTCTCGGTCAGGCCGCCATGAGTTAGGCAATAATCGTAAAGGCTTTGAGCAAAATCAGACCATGTCTGAAGCATTAACCAGATTCTCATGTCGTCATCTTTTATTAGTCTGCTTGTTCCTGGCCGAACATGATTAGTAGGCGCCGTCCTACCTAGGCTTTTAACCCATTTGTTGTTTTTATCGTAGGGCATATGTTCCTTTAGTTTGCAGGTATATTTTCATCACTGTACGAGGCAGGAATTTTTTTGGGCGGTATTGGAAGTCCGCCAGCACTCATTCTCGACCAAGTCCTTTCATCGACAATGTCGTATGTCCATGCATCCTGAGTGAATCCAACATTTGCGGGATGGGGTCGGCGGTCTACTAGTGATTGCAGTATCGCCCTCTCTTTGGTTTCCTCTATCGTCACAAACCATCTTTTAGATGGGTCAGATGTATGCCAAATAACATAAACAACATCAAAGTCCTTGCCAGCAATGTGTATGTTGCCTAGCGTCCCCTTATTGTTTGCCATTCTTGTTCCTCTGAATCAAGCGAGTGATTCCGTAGACGATGCCGAACCAAATGGCTCCGTTGATTAGTCCATCAAAGACATAGCCAGTAGTGACCAGCGAGGCAACGAAACCGACAATAGCGCCGATGCCACCAGCCTTGAGAGCGAACTCTTTTCGTCTTGTCTCGTAGACCGTAGGGTTGTGTCGTTTAACGTCATAGCCATTATTTGGGCGTGGGGGTGGTAACTGATTCATGGAATTATATGACATGAGTATCTCCTGTTTGTTTGGTGCGACATTAGGGGTTGCTTCTTGTGATTTTTCATTCTTTAGCATCCATTGTTTGCAAAGTTTCGCCTGTGCTGTTGAGTAAAACGATCTTCCCTTTTCCCCAAACTTTATTCGGGTAGCGAGGATCATCAAACTCGTGATGGGCCAGGCGCATAACGATCATCGCACCTTTACCAATCGCTCTCGTATCGTCAGTATCGTAGAAGGTGTTGATCCGCCGTGCTTTACCAAGCGTTGCTTTTAATCTATAAAGACTCAGTGTCATTGTCTGCCTCCCTAATTGGTGCGCCAATAATGATCGTAATGAGTTGTTTCATTTATTCCTCATTGGGGGTGTGTAGCGTTTGTTTGAATTTGGTCGTTTGCGGTAGGGGTTTTTCCCTGGCGGTGGAGTGTAGTTTCCGAAGTATCTAGAGATGTCTCCGCCTGTGCGGTAGTGCCAGTCAATAAGGGATGTTATTGAGTTATGCATTCCGCGAAATGCTTCTATCATCGGGTCTCTGTACGTTATTGGGTCTTTGGAGTCTTGATGCACGTAGCAGAAGTAGGTGGCTCCCATTGCATTTCCTTTGCATTGGTTCCCGTCTTTTCTTTTTGATTGGCATATGAGGCGTTTCATGGACCCGTTGTTCCTTGTTGAGTAAAGCCTTTCTCAGTTGAGAACAAATCTGTAAAGGGACCTGCTGGTCCGTTGGCGCCCTTTGCAAATAGGGACAAGTCCGTAAAGGGACCTGAAGGACCTTGCTTAGTGTCGGGCGTTTCTGTAAATTGTCCTGCGTTTGGATAGCCTGCTGGAATACGTGACCCGCGCGAGTCGCGATCACGGGTCACGAATGTTGGATTACTAAAGTGTTCGGAAAGTATCCGACGAACGAACTCTCCCCTCGTTATGCCGTGTACGAGCGCAGCGTTGTCGAGATGAGCGCGCAAAGAAGTATTGAGACGAATACAAAGCATAGGGTATTTCTTTTTTGATTTCTTTGGTGTGATGTCGGTCATGGTGATTAACATACTTGCTTATTTCCAACTTGTCAACTCATTTATGAGATAATTTTAATAGTCAAAATCTACCCATATACCGATAGTCAAATCTTCTCCTGGAATTTCCGTTCCAACCCTGTCAATATCGACCACGATAATATCGCCTAAGGCGAATTTGTTATTAGCCGCCGTTCCCGCAGCCGAAGAATATGCCCCTACCGCTATGGTCGGCCTATTTGCTTGGGTGGTAAATATTGTTGTATCGGCAATATTGATGTCAACAATGATTGTTGCACCAGATGCCGGAGTACCTATTGAGGTGTATACGCCAATAATTTTTCCACTAGCAGGCATTCTTGCTGAGGTGCGTCTTTTTGCTGCGGATATTTTTCCGCTAACACATAAGGTTATTAGTTGTTTAGCCATCATCGTTTTTTCTTACTTAATAGTTACGTGATAAAGCAGAAAGCGGGAGGTTTCCCTCCCGCCTTCATACAAATGACTGAATTATTTACGAATTAGAAGCGGCTAGCGTCAAGGCCACCTGGGGCCTTGCTGGTGTCGGCTGCTTCGTTGTATGTGATTGCGAGTGTGTAACCAATCGCTGCGGTTCCACCAACACCATCACAGTCGAAGGAAAGGATTGCGTCCTTCGGAACAACGATTGGCGAGGTGGTGCAGACGATGGTTCCGCCGCTGCTGTAGGTACCTGGGGTGCCAACGATGCCGGTAACAGTGACCGTCGTCGAAGTAACTGCAGAAACCTGCTTGCCGGTGAAGTTGTAAGGAACTGCGCTACCTGCCGAAACAGTAACCGAAGCAACATCAACTACGTCGCCAACCTTGAAAAGGTGACCAGCAGCAACGGTGTAAACGGCGGTGACTCCAGCGCCATTGACGGCACCAGTGATGGCGCCATTCTTGCGAAGTGTGGGGGCAGTGGTCGGCACTACTGCTCCTGCAGCCACGGAAATGGCAGCACTGACGATGCTGGTTCCAGCAACCTCAACGTCGAAAGTTGCAGCGGAGGAAACGGGTCCGGTATTCAATCGCAAGTATACGCCAGTAATTTCTGCAGTGAATGGCATTGTCAGTGCGGCTAGTTGGGCAGCGGTGACTGTTGCTGCGTCATTAAAGATAAATGTCTTGCTCATAATTTTTCTCCTACTTTTAAGGGCCCTCTCTGGGCTAATAAAACTTTACTACAAAATGGTTGACTATTTACAGAAGTATTGCATTAATCCCAAGAATGTTTTGCTAGGCCAAGTTCGAACGCCAACACAGGATGAATAATTTAAATATCTTGATCTGAATAAACCTACGAATAGTTGTGGCATAATTTATAAATGAATAAAACACCCCTCGAAAATCTTCTTAGTGGAGCAAGGATCATCATTTCTGGTGATACTCCCAAAATGGACCCCCAAGAAGCAGAACTCGCCAAAGTGCTCATTTCCTTAACCCAAAAATATGGCAAATTTGACGAAAAGGGCGAAGGTGTATGGGCGGGGTATGATCCGCCATCGAAGAATACTGTAAAAAACATTGGTGTCAAATGTTCTAATTGCGTCCTTTACGAAGGTGGAACTTCTTGTAAAATCATCACTATCCCCGTGATGCCGGAAGGAAAATGTAGATTTGCAGTCATTCCGAATGGGATTGTCAAAAAGGGCAAGTGAGCCCGATGGCACGTCAACCAATACAAATAGGGAAAATTAGGCGTACAGTTATCGGTGGTTCGCTTAATCGCCAGATGAGTTCATACGGCACAACACCACAATGGGTAGATAAGGCAACGAAAGACTTTATCTACAATTCGCCATCCAATCATCTCAAATCACTCAATTACACTAAACCCAGTTTGCGTGAACGTCTTAAAGACAAAATCATGGCAGGAGACGATGGGGGTAGGCCAGGGCAATGGAGCGCCCGTAAAGCACAACTATTAGCCGTAGCCTATAGAAAAGAAGGTGGCGGATACAGGGGGAAGCCGTCCAAGGCTCAAAATTCATTGAAAAAGTGGACTAAACAGCGTTGGACGACATCTGATGGCAAGCCCGCATTTCGTGACGGCAAAATGACACGCTACCTACCTGCAAAAGCATGGCAAAAACTGACACCAGAGCAAAGAAAAGCGACAATCGCTAAAAAACTAGAAGCAGACAAAAAAGGTCAGCAATTTGTTCCCAATACCGAAAGGGCAGCAAAAGTATCAAAACGGATACGGGAAAAATCAAAGAATACTAAATATTAATGTAGGAAATCACCCAACACCACAGTATGCTCTGATAATAATACATTAAACAGAGGACATTATTCCTATGAAAATACGATCTATTTTTATGTTGACAGTTTCTATGGTGATTGCATTTTTTATTTATGCATCACACGAATCATCTCAATCTAATTCATTACAACCCAATCAATACGATTACTTCGTTACGGAAACAATCGATGCGGATTCGCTCGAATATAGCGACCCATGGACGATTTGGAAAAACAGTGATTTTGACAATATGGAAAATGGCGAACTAATTTTGTTAAAAAATTTAGACGGTGATTACGACATATCTGCGATGGAGTACGCAGTTGTTCAGAAAATTAATGGGGTCGTTCTGATATCACAGGTAACAAAGACATCTTTTGATGAAATTCTTGAACAAAAAAACATTGAATACAATGATAAAGATCAATTTACTGTCCTAGATACACAAATAGAAATTGGCGCAACAATTGACATTTTTCATACAACATTTTCGGAAATTGAAGTACCAATAAAACAAATAAATATTTCAGCAAAAGACTACAAGCAGGACCAGGCTAGGGGAGATGGGCTGGTCACCCTGGGGACGACAGATGCCAATCACGACAGTTTTACCGTATACCCAGAAGGGCAGTACCCTGAAATTATAGGACCATTACTAATGCATGAAACGGCTCATGTGGTGGGAGACTATGCCGGTATTGGGAGTTCCGTGGAATGGGGAAAAGCGATGGTTGCAGATAAGGATGTCTCGAAAACTTTACTAAATGATAATTTCAAACAACACGAAACCAATACGATGCTCGATGTCTCTAGCGACAGTATTCATTCATTGATCTTTGGGCAAAAAGCACTCACTGAATATGCAAAAGATAATAACGAAGAAGACTGGGCCGAATCTTTCTGCTGGTATGCCTATGACAAAATGTATGAGGGGATTGGCGTGAGGGGTGACGGAACGAATGTGCGGTTTTCTGATGCTTACCCAAACCGTGCGGAATTTATAGATGACTGGTATGAGGATGAAATAAAGAAAAAACAGTCAAAGAAATCTGTAGTTAATTAATTACCATTTCCCAAGCGGGCATTTAGATGAAGGGATTCGTGTTTTGACTTTCATAAAACACCCACATTCCTTACACTGCCTCGTTGGATGAAAAAGTCTGTCGCAATCAAAACAAATTGACATACGATAGGCAGGACTCTTTGTATCAGGGTTTTCCGATTCCGACATATTTCCTCACTAGGTCACGAGCGAATTCCTCAAATGGCTTACCTTCGGCGACTAATGGCCATTCAGGATTACCCCTATACAGGGTTACAACCTTATTGTATGTTACAGAATTGCCATGATCGGAAATTGAATAAAGATGGATGTAGGAGTTTTCCTCCAAAGATACAGCCCACCTTCTCCCAACATTAACATCAAAAATAATCATTTTCGCACGCGACACAACCTTGGGCTGAGAAGGCTTTATATCGGACGCATATTCTGGTTCTACCATGACGTTACGGAGCAGTGAAAAAACCATATAAAAAACAAACGAAACCAACAACAGCCGTCAGTCCTAACCATGTAAATTTCTTCACTACTTCCACCTCCTTGATTTCAATTTTATTATTGATCATTTTACTTTTCTTTTCAATGGCAATTTTGTCGCCATCAATAATTAAATCTGGCATTAATTTTTCCTCCCAGATCAATATCTCCCAAAGAGTTCCCCATATTTCTTCAGTTTTACTGGTGTGGCCTGGGTCGTCTATGGTCAACACCATTAATTCAGAAATATAGTCTTCGAGAAATGAAAGATACATTATTCCTCTACGGATAATCCATTTTCGTCAATGTCATCTTGAATACGGCGACGTTCGTGCTCCTCCAAGATTGATTTAGATGAAAGAAAATAAGCCCCATTAAGAGATTTGGCCATGTCTCGTACTAAGTTTGCCAAATCATCAGAATGATCTACTTCATCCCCGTATTTGGAACGTATTTTACGCAACTCTTCTTCTAATTGAAAAACTTGTTTTTGTAGATCGTGGATTCTATTAATAACTTCACTCATCGAATAATTCTCTACGTTTCTGTTGATCGTTGCGGGCCTTGCGAATCCGAATATCTGAATTTGACATCACTAAATTGCGTAAGACTTTCATTGCTTGTTCTTCGGTCAGGTTCTCTTTGTCTACACCAAGAATGGCTGCCGCTTCGGATATTGCGTCTATTTTCTTCTTCACTTATTTCACCTCCAACCGGATATCGTAATAATAGCCGATTGGAGGTGATAATAAATAATTGTTATCGCTTCTTGCTCGTATTCTTTTTCTTTGAAGGACGGAACCACGAGGTAATTCTCGAAAGAATCCCCTTTTTCTTGGCGGCGGTGCCATAAGGCTTGGTATTGGGCTGAACGCTGGTCGTAGCGTTGTTCAGGTTAATACGAAGATCAGCCTGAGGGGTCGCGTTGTTTGCGGAAGTGGTTGCTTGCTCAAGGAAGCGCAAAGAACCTTTGTCGATCTGTTGCTTATACTTCTTTGCCATAGCATTCAATTCCTCAGCAGCGCCTGCAGCCAATTTCTTTGATACCAACAACTCAGAATTGAGAGTGTTTAGACCAATTGCCTTGTTTGCTTTTGGCGCAACCTTCTTTACTACGGCCTTCTTTTCCGGCTGAGCCTTTCTGGTTGAACCCTTCTTAGGGCCTGGCTTTTGCTTTAATTTAGGAGAAGTAGCAGCAGCCTTCTTTGCAGGTGCACCAGAAATTACTTTTTGGGCAACCTTTTTCGAAGGCGTCTGTGACTTCTTTTTTGGTGTTGGTTTGTTTGTGCTCATAAGCAAAAAACTAGCAGATGGTTTCTTCCCCTGCAGGAACTAATTCTAGATTATTGTTCAACCCGTGGAACTATATCCAGACTCAATGTCCAAAATGTCCCTTGCCTTAACAGGGGCCCAATTAGCCAAAAATATCAATGTCGAAGAGTTCGGCATTGGTGAAGATTTGGCTTTCAACTTCTTTGCATGGAAGAAGGGGGAACTGCTTGTTGTCGCTCAACTTCAAAGAAGCGAGATGAACAAACCCGTAGAGGCACGGCTTCCAAAATGTGGTGACATGCTGGCTGCCCTCAAAACATTTTGGGGGGTTGATGCGATTACCCTTGTTGCTGAAGGTTTTGAGACCCATAGTAAAGAAAAACTCAAGGGCAGAGAATTGCAACAAGCATTTATCGAAGACAAAAATGTTGTTCATGAATGTTTGACGGTCACCCATTGCGAACAAAACGAGATAACCCACGATTATGAGATAACCCTGGTATCTGCCGGATACAAGTATGAACTAGGAAGAAAAGTGGAATGGATGGACCCTGTTGGCTACACCCGTGGCAGCGAAACAATCCTAAGAAACTCACCAATACCGTTAATGCTCATCCAGGCATTAAAGCAAGAAGCAATTGAGTCGCCAAGTGATGAAGATATAGATATTGCCATATCCACGCTTGTCGCAAATGGTTTCCTTATAGAGGAGTTATGAGAATGCTCCCCTGTGATGTAACGGTTAGCATAACATTCTTATAAAATGTTTGACGGAGTTCAACTCTCCGCAGGGGGACTGTGGGTTACTTGTCCCACGAGTGCTTTGCTAGGCCAAGTTCAAACGCTAACGCTGGATAATTGCCAATTCTCGTATGGCACTCTCGACATACTGCCATCAAATTTGACTCATCAAGAATCGATCCACCCTGAGATCGTCTGATCAGTTCATGAATATCAACGCTTCCACGACGCGTGTAGGTGGCCTTTTGGTCATGCTTGGCGAATACAGGGCATGCCTCGCAGTAGGGCCGTTCTGAAAGCATACGACCTACTAATTTGCGCCTTTCAACGTATTGTTCTTCTTTTTTCTTGCTACGTCGACGCATGTATCCACCTAGATTAAAGTTGTGACACGTCTATCTTATCAAATTCCCACTTGTCCACAAGCGCGGACCAGAGTGCTTGGTCAATTGGGGTTGGCTCCATGTCGCACTCACGAAGCATTTCACGATGTTTGGCAATCGCACGCTTCAGGAATTCAACGTGTTCCCACCCGTTGGAATCAAAAACCTTACCGGTCTCAATCATTGCCGTTACTTCATCAAGACGCTTTTCTACATGTGACTTAAAGCGTTCTATTTTAAATTGACGACGCTTGTATTGACTTGTTGCCTCGCTCAGCAACCGACGCGAACCAAGTGCCTGAAAACGCATTTCATCAGCACTTCGGTCTTCTTCAATATTCCGCAATTGCTCGTTTAGGTTATTCACTAGGGCGAGAAGGCACTGTTGCCAACGTTCCCAGTTTTCTTTACTAAGAAGGATTTTCCTCTGAATGGGCGAAAGTCTATTTTTGACTTCTTCCGCAACCATATAAACTAATTCATCATCTGTCATTGTTGTCATTTTTTCCATCCTGGGCATATTGGTTTATAGGCACACCAGTCGCATAGGCGTGATTTATTGTGTGGGAAATTTCCAGTTTCACATGCGTTGTGTATGGCGTCATGTGATTCTTGAACGTATTTAATTGTTTTTTCAAAGTCCTCAGCGACTAGTTGATGAGTAAAGTTAACGCCATCTTTGAGGTACAACAACTGTATTTCTGTGACATTCGCAACACCACTATCATTCAATAATGTTGCATATATTTGAAGTTGAAGATACTTGTCGGCTAGCCATGACGATTTGGGGGTTTTGCCTGTTTTGTAGTCAGAAACACAAACTCCGGTTTCTGTTGTCTCAAAACGGTCAATAAATCCTTTTACCATTGCCGTGCCTATTAGCCCATTGACCTCGGATTCGATTCCTTTGACCTTGATGGACGAAGGCTCTTCTACTTTAAAGAGATTTTCCAAACACCACCACGCCGACCAGCGGAATTGTCGAACTTTGGTGGGATGGACGTATCCACGAATTCTCTGTTCCCAGTCGGCATTTGTCCAAACCTGAGCAGCAAGCATCTTCGCTGAATTCAAATTTCGTTCTTCTGGAGGCAAGACATAAAATTCCTCAAGTGTTTCATGAACAAAATTACCAAGAAGGGTTGCATCGGACGGCTGGTCGGGGAGGCGATCAATTTTGTTGTATTTGAATTTCAAAGGGCATTGATGAAACGTGCCCATCGATGATGCCGATAGGTATGGCGGGGGAGTGTATGGGGCGCCTTGCTGGTCCTCGCTCATCCCTCAAACTCTGATCCAGGGAACGAAATACGAGTAGATTCTTCGATGAGAGCCATGATGTCCTGCATCGTTGCCGTCTCTGGAGAAGGCTTTGGACGACCATTGGAATACTTAGTCCAAAATTCGTTCAATTTTGTTTTCTGTTCAGCGGAGAAATCCTTACTTGCTTCACGGAATTTTGCCCATAGGGCAAGAATATTCGGATCAATTTTTGGCGCATTTGCTGCGTGCTCGCGTTCAGTCTCTTGATTTAGTGATTCATCTGAGCGAGAAAGATATAGTGCTACGCCGAATTGTTGAGCAGCCTTTTTGAGAGCATCAGAAACCGCACCCTTGAATTCGTTGCCAAGGTCTATGATGTCACCAGTTTTAGTTCTTTTGATTTTCTGTCCACCAAAACCATCTTTCTGAATAATTTGTCCGTATTCAGACGTAGAGACAGTAAGTCGTACATGGGCAACGATGCAATCAGGGTCAAGTGCATCTCGTTCGCATTTAATAATTTCGGAGGACCAACCAAGAACACCAAATACTCGATTCAAGCGAGCGATTACTTCGCTTACAGGGATGTAAATGAGTACTGCTGTACCTTTTCGTAGTTCTCTTTCAACTTCCGAAGAAAATGGTTCACTTAATTCGGAGAGTAATCTTTCTTGTTCTGAGCGATTTCGCTTAGCGACGATTTGATCTCGCTTATCTTTTTCTACCCAAAATTCTTCGTGTGTTTGCTCATCGTGCATGGAATTGGCCCTTTCTGGAATTTCCGTCTCTACTAATTCTGCGGTATCTATTAATTGTTTATTTCGTGGTGATTGTGGCATTACACTTTCCCTTTCTTAATGACAATACTTGTCCGCCCTTCGGATGTTTCGCAATACTTGGAGGGGTTGACCCCGATTTTCCCAAGTTCGCCAACTCTCCAATATGATGGTGCTGCGTAATCAAGCATCTTAATCATCATTTCTTCTGGTGTCAAGGTAATTTCCCCAGTATCCATATCCACTGACATTTGAGATATTTTCGCTGCCACTTCATTGGCTAAACCCTTGTGGTCCCACGCCTTGCGGTCGGCACTTTGCTTGCGCTCAATTTCTGTTCCATCTGAAAGGAAAATCATTGACTGTGGCATTTTGTCTGCGATAACAGTAACCATTTCCTCATAGATATAATTAATGTCTCTTTTGAGATTGTAGATATGTACTAAATTTACGCACGATTCTTCGATGACCGCACCGTCTTGTGCGAGTTCTGTACTGATATCAGCACAAATGTCAGATAATTCTCTGCGGAATGCTTCTAGGCGTTCTAGATTTGACATTGGCGTCCTTTTGTCGTAGTGATTTCAGATGATAATACCAATTTTTTTGCGTTGAGGCAAGCCCAATCCTGACAAATATGTAAATGCACTAACGGCGGAGTCAACTTGGTCATCGTGGTTACACGCTTCAGGGAATGAAGACATTTCATCCAGCCAGTCTGTGAGCCACGGCCCCCTGAGGCATCGAACGTTGCCGTTAGCAACAGCAGCAGCGAATGGCCTGGCTCGCGTTATCTTGTCTCCGGTTGAACGTATGCCGCCAAAGTCAAACCCCTGCAAAATATTTCTCGCATACTGATCAACCAAGGCCTTTCCAGACGATCCCGGTTCTTGTTCCATCCTGATGGCGACCGTATGTCCGTCTTCGTATGCGGTTTGAGCAATGAGTTGTTCTACCTTTTCACCCTTAACTCTGGCCTTCTTGATGTCCAACACATAGGCTATACCACCATCAAAAAGCATTAACGTACCTACGGTCCAGTCAGGATCAGGGTTTGTATAACTTGGCTCTGTCGCTGCTAAGTCCCAAAATCTAACGGCTCTTGCTGCTGTCGTGATTTGAGGGATATCAGAGTGATCTATGATAACAACTGCTTCTCTACTAAACATTGAGCCGAGAGTGGTTGCCCACCAGTCACCTTCTTCTAGTCTACGCCGTTCAAGCGGGTCTAGGGCCTGAAGCGCCTGGCGGTATGAGTCAGCATCGATTCCTGGGTTATCGGAAAGTTTTGAAGGAACAAAAATTCTGCCTTCCGATATCCCTTCAACAATAAATCGTTGACGAACCCAGTTGGGTGCTGGGTTGCAGGCGGATCGCATTCTGAGTGGAACTTGTGAAAGTGGACCAGAACCAGGGCGACGTAGACGAGAGAACATGTATCGATAATCTGATTCACGGATTTCCGTAACTTCGTCCATCCCAATAAATTGGAATTCTGCACCTTTGTAACGAAGAAAGTCCTGCGAGTTATTCAAGTATCCAAATGAAATTCTTGCCCCCGAAGGGAATACGGCGGTGTAGTTGTTGGCGTTCCATCTGACGTCATCAATTGTCGACATCCAATGAATGAAACGGTCCATGATGGCTCCTGGAAGAGCAAGGTCGGCATAGGTACGACGGAAAATAATTGCCGAATAACCTGGTACATCGATATATTGCATCGCCGCCATGAGGAGGGCCGAACTTTTCCCACCGCCAGCCGCGCCGCCAAATAGGGCCTCCAATGAGTAAGTTCTTAGGAATACCTTTTGTGTGAGTGATGGCGTCTCTGGGCAAAACGGTGGCATCTTTGGTTCCAGATATTCAAGAACTTTATTCCAATCGGGCATTGTCCACTCCAGTCAGTGTTTTATGTATTAGATTGTTTTTTGTGAAAACTCGTAAAAAGCGAAACAAGACAGAACCTTCTCGTATCAAGATTACATTAACTCGTTTGAGATTGTTTTTATTGCGCATTAGAACACGTACAGTAGCAGCAAATATAATGATGGTATTATTCATACTGTTGACAAGTGTCGGTACGTTTATGTATTCTCCTGCCCTCGGGCTTATTGTTGCTGGAGTGTGTTGTGGAATTTTTGGCATCCTGTTAGGGCTTGAGTAAAACATGGCTTGGAATATTTCTAATAAATCATTAAATGGCCAGGGCGGGAAGTCGCTCATTGGTCCTGGCGCACCCGTTTCAGCAAACCCAAGTTTTGTTGGACGCGCCTATCGTGACCCCTGGGACATTGAGCGCGCTTATCGCGAGGGAATGCAGAAAGTCACCTGGGTGGCACGCTGTATTGATGCCATCGCAGGTAATCAGGCTCGCCTCCCTGTCATCCTTCGTAAAGAAAATTCGCCAATTGGCCGTATTGTTCGTGGGGATACTGCTGATAAATCATCATTATTGACAATTTTGAACACAAAATCCAATATTGGTGAAAATGCGTATATTTTTAGATACCGTCTCTCATCTCAGATTCTTCTTGGAACTCGTGGCGCTTTTATTGAGAAGGTTCGTGGTCGTGATGGCTCAATTATTGGGCTAAATCTCCTTCCTCCTCAATCAACTGCACCTATCCCCGACCCTGTTAAGTTCGTTTCTGGGTATGAAGTCTTAATGCCAACTGGCACCAAGATCATCATGAATCCCGATGATGTTATTTGGGTTCGTCGACCACATCCACTAGACCCTTACTTGTCACTAACTCCCATGGAGTCCGCTGGCGTTGCTATTGAAATTGAGAACTTAGCGAAACTCTATAACCGCAACTACCTACTTAATGATGGTCGTCCTGGTGGTTTGTTGGTTCTTCGTGGGGAAATCGATGAAGATGACAAAGATGAGTTAAGGAACCGTTTTAGGGGCAACTTGGGTCGCGTTGGGTCAACTACTGTTATTTCGGCTGATGATGGCGTTGATTATGTTGATACTTCGTCAAATCCGCGAGATGCTGCCTATATTCAAATGCGTCAGATCACCAAGGAAGAAATCCTTGCTTCGTTTGGCGTTCCTGAGTCAGTCATCGGTAATGCTTCTGGCAGAACATTCAGCAACGCTGCCGAGGAAGTGAGCGTTTTCTGGAATGAGACTATGTCTCCTCACTTGGAGATTTTGGCACGAGCACTTGACGACCTCGATGCTGAACATTATATTGACTTTGATACTTCCGACGTTCCATACCTGATTATTACCAAGCAGGAGCGTGAAAGATACCTTCTGGATGAGCAAAGTCGCGGACTTATTAGCGTCAACGAATATCGTGAAGGAACTGGTCGTAAGAAGGTTGAATCGGAGTTGGCGGATAGCCTTCTCATGAACCCCAACTTGACCCCAATCGCAAATACAACCAAGCCCACTCCTCCTCCTGGTCAGGGCGGGGTTCCTATGGGTGGCGGTCCTCCTGGAATGCCTGCTGGAATGCCTCCTGATGCCGCTGGTGGCGCTCCAGCCCCAGATACGATGGCTGGAGCACTCATGGCAGAACAGGGCGGAGTCCCTGGTGCACCGAATGACGCTCCTGGAGGTTTTCCTGGAATGGGTATGCCTGGTGGGGGAATTCCCGCAGGGCCCGAAGGGGCGATGGCCCAAATGTCCGATAGGCAACCATTGGCCTACAAAGATGACAGCGCGGAACGAGACATTGCTGTTGTGCGCTGGGAAGAAATCTTAGATCGAAGCCTAGAACGAGTACTCGAACGTCAACAGCGTGTTGTCCTAGAGAAGGTTGGCGGCAAGAAGTCTAGGGAATTCTTGAGTTCTGGTTCTCTTGATTCTGAAAGCATTTTGAATAATGATACGTGGACCAAGCAAATGGATGAGGATATCCGTCCTGTACTTTCGGCTATCGTCAAGGACTCAAAGTCCATATATGCAGAAAAGTCAGCAAATTATTCTGGACCGTCAGCATCGGATATCCATGCACATCTTGATGCTCAGATGACTAGAATTAAGTCTATAAACGACGATACTCGGACACTTTTGGATATGGCTATCTTTAATTCGTTTGGAATTAAGAACGACGAGGAACGACTCAGTGCCCTAAAGACATCCATTGTCAGCATCTATACCGATTTGTTGGTGAAGATTCGCCCAGAGGTTGCCTCGGCAGAAGCACGTCGCTCTTGGGACTATTGCAGACCATAGTTTCCGTAAACTAAAACAATTTCCGTAAACTAAATCATATTTGACTGAAAAATACTTAACAGTTGCATTGAACCATTAGCGCCTTAACTATTATGGTACAAGATAGTTAAGGAGCCCCAATGTCCAATTTCTCGACGTCAGACATACTTTTCAAAGCGCTTGATGGTCAAATTAATATTGACTCAGCGCAAGGAATCGTTGAATGTTTTGTAGCCGCCATCGGTAATAAGGATTCGGTAGGCGATGTGATCATCAGCGGTGCATTTACGGAAAGCCTCAAGCGTCGTAAGCCACGCGTGGTCTGGGGACACAACTGGAATGACCCTATCGGTAAAGTTCTAGAAATCTACGAAGTACCAGCAAACGACCCACGTATCCCCATGAAGATGAAGATGGCCGGGGTCGGTGGACTATACGCTCGCGTCCAATTCAACCTTGCAACGGAAAAGGGACGCGAAGGATTTGGCAGCGTGGCATTCTTTGGACAAGAACAAGAATGGTCAATCGGCTACAAGACACTTCAAGCAACGTTTGATCCCACAATGCAAGCCAACGTCCTGCGTGAAGTTGAATTATACGAAGTCAGCCCTGTTCTCCACGGAGCAAACCAACTCACTGCCACACTTTCCGTCAAAAGCGACGAAAATGGCGAAAAATGTGGTCCAGAAGGAATGCAGGGCGGAATGCGTCAAAGTCGACCTGGTTCGACGGCTATCGACATCCCTCGCTTTAACCTCTCCCCAGCAAAACCGCAAACATTCCCAGCAGCAAACGAACGAACAGACATTTTTGCTTCAGGAGAATCTGGCCAACTTGGCGGCGAGGCTCGTGCCGCACTTGAAATGGAATTATCTTCACGATCAGCAAGCCCACTCAAAGTAGTGAACGCAACCGAAAACAGCGTTGTTTTTGATCGCACAATGCCAGACGGAACCCGCATGACTTATCGAATTGGGTACCATCGCGAGTCACAAAGCGGCAGATACATGTTCGGCAAGCCAGAGAAGATGGCTTCACAACAGATTGTTCCATCGCAAATGCCTTCGATGCCGATGATGGTTAAGCCAGGATATGTAACCCAGTCCTATGGTGATTCCCAGCAGCCAGTTTCGATGATGAAATCATTTGATGATCAACTTGATCAGGCAGTCGAAGTTCTTTCTAACGCCGGAGAAGATGAAACAATCAAGGAAAGCGAATTGCAGAAAATCCAAGATGCCATCGACTATTTGCGCAATCTTGCTGGTGGACAGCAGAAAAAAACTGCCTTGGAATATTCGGTATGGTGCAAGCCACAATATGCATACGAGGTCAAGTCACTACTAGACCCCGTACTCAATTACCATCGCCTAGAAGCACACGTTGACGACTACGGAGTCCATATCACTAGCGGGATCAACGAAGATTCACTACAGGCACTCAGATCAGCCCACAAAAATATCTCCTCCTACCTAGATGGTGGCGGTGGTTCAAAAAAAGGTGATGGGGCGCCTAACACCAAAGACGCCCCCAAGACCAGAATAAAAGCCCTTAGTGGCAAAATTGGTCCGAAACTAGGGGGCGGCTTGCGTGCGGCTCCTGCAGGCATGGCATTCGTTGACATTACTGGCGTTACTGACGCCGACTCTGACGGCATTGTTTTTGAAGGCAAGCCAGGCTTGGAACGACCAATTATTCCTCGCTTTATCGTACCCAAGAACCTTGCCAGAAAACTTTCGGCAGTCGTCGAGGGAGATGCCGAAGCAATTGAAAAGCAACGTCGCTCAGGTAATGGCAATGTTTCTTTTGATGAAAAGAAACTACGTTCAATCATCGACGATATCGGTGGTAACCCTAATCTCTTACAGAGTTTATCAGGCACTAATGATGGTGGCATGCGCTCACGTGGCGAAATGCAACCTATTGGTTCTGACCTGCCATTCGATCTAGGAACCGGCAAACCTCGTAAGAAGTTTGATGAAACTGATGAAGAATTTGAAAAAAGAACTCGCCCCTTTCCACCATTCCCCAATTTAAGAGAAACAAAACCTAGCAAGGGACGCCAGCAGGGAATGCGTTCGCGCTCGGGCGACTCGGATATTGATGCAGAACTTGATGAACAGGATGACCGTCAGTTCCGTGAAAATCGTCTTGACGCACCACGCAAGAAGCCTCAGAAGTCGATGCGTGAACTTCGCGAAGAGAATCGTTTAAAGCGTCAACGCGATGCCGCAGAATATGACACCGAAGCAATGCTCGATGAGTGGGCTGACGATCAGCGCAATATGGAACGCGAAGATCGTGGCATGCGTTCACGTGGCTATGTTGGTCCTCCTGATTCATGGTATGAGCCAGATGACGATCCCTTAGAACCAATTATGGAAAACGTTGGCGAAGAGTGGAGCAGGATGGACTCGGATAGATATTACGAGACTGCTCGCGATTGGACTAGAGAAAATGTAGACAAATACAAGGACATGACTGACGACGAGTGGGATTCCCTTCTGGATGACGTCAATGAATCAGACGACCCTATTGCCGCAATGGAAAAATTGTTTAAAGAATACAATAATTCCGATGCCTTCGATGACGATATCCAGAAGGCTGCTGAAAGTGATTTAGAGAATGCCCAAGAGGAAGATCGTGGCTGGGTTCGCGGTTTCCGTTCACGCTCGGGTGATCCGGAAATCGATTATCAACTTGACGAACAAGATGACCGCCAGTTCCGTGAAAATCGCCTCAACGCACCGCGCAAGAAGCCCCAGAAGTCGATGCGAGAACTGCGTGAAGAGAATCGCCTGAAGCGTCAACGCGAAGCAGAAAATGACCCCGAGTACATCCAGTACATGCTTGACGAGCAAGCAGACATGCAACGTGATATGGAACGCGAAGAACGTGGAATGCGCTCAACTTCTCAGAGAAAAATATATTCGGATCAAGTAGCAGCAGATCGCGCTCGTAAAGTTCTTGAAGATGATGGTGTCGACCCAAGAGACCTATTCCAGGGTGATGACGAATCAACTCAGGATTATCTAGACAGAATTACTCCTTTAATTGAGAAGTATGCCCCCGAAATATTTGATGGTCGTTCACTAGATGAGTTTGTTTCTAAGGATAATATTTCTGAAGTCAATAAACTTATCGATAACGCCTATAGTAACAATGATGTTATTAGAGAAGGCTTGGATGTCAGGGTCTTCAACGATGGTATGGGTGATGCATCGGAATCAAGACTCTGGATGGATTTTGTTGATACAGAAGTTGATGTAGCAGATGGTCCTGCAGGTTCCTTCCTTCAGGATAGTGGTCTCGTTGATTACATCGAAACCGAAGGTGACTCTGACGGTGGCTGGTCATGGTCAATAGATGTCAGTAAAGCATCACCTGAAGATAAAAAGCGTTTTGTAGCAAGTGCTGTCTCCGATGCGATCATGTCTCATGAGGGTTCTTGGGGTAGAGACGGATTTGTTTTACGCGACAAAGATCGTGGCATGCGTTCGCGACGTGGCCCAACTTACAACGAGCAATTCGAGGACCTAGATCAAGATTCTGATCATTTCGAGAATTTACTTGAACGTACTGTCGAAATAATGATCGAAGATGACGAACTTGACCCGAAGGACGTTGATTGGTCAAACATTCTTGACAATGAAAAAGTAATGAGTCGTGCCGAAGAAATGTGGAATTCTGACGTGCAAACACATTGGGAAAATGTTGGCGAACGACAGCGCGATGATGTTGGAATGCGTTCGCGTCTTGGCGACGCGGTACGTAAGCAAGGTCGCGAAATTGGCAAAGACCTCAAGAGAGAGGCTAAGAAATTTGCTAGAGAAAAGGGTCGCGAACTCCTTGATGATGCTGTAGACAATATTTTTGATCGCAACAGAAGAGATCGTGGCATGCGTTCGCGTAGATTCAGGGAAGATAGCAAGCCAGACAAAAAATTGAAACCAGCGTACGGAAGAAGAGGTCCAGTTCAAGCACTCCAAAATATGAGTGACGAGGAACTTATTAAACTTCTTCAATCGTATGGAGAAACGGCATGGCGTCCATGGGACAGGAATCCACAATCTTCTTCCCTCCTTTTGAGAGATCGCCCATCATTGAGTTCTTTGGTTCAAGAACTTGATTCACGTGGTTACGACGTATATCAAAGCGAGGGACGTGAGCCTGAATATTTCGGTGATTATTCCGCCGGAGATAAGAGCGTTTATGCACGCAAGCGCGGACAAGAGCCATCAACATTGCCCAATGGCGGCATGTCATCGGGAGAAGAAGAAAAAGGAACACAAGATGTCATTGACTCCCAACTAGAAGATCGTCGTCGTAGCGAAAGCAAAACCTGGAAAGCAACCGTCCCTGACGACTACAAGCCATCAGATGGTGCCCTAGAAACTCTGACACCTGCTGAAAGAAGACTTCTAGAGACTTTCAAGCCAAAATCTAAAGCACAACGCAAACAAGAAATGCTTGATTCTTTCCGCAATCAAGCAAAACGTGATGTCGACAGCAATAAACCTTACGATACTTGGGATTGGTACCCTACTTTCGAAGAGTGGGATCAGGAATACAAAAAGAAATTGCGCCAATACAGAAAAGCGCAAAGAAAAGCCTACGCCCACGATCTAGAAAAAGGCAATGTCAAGCCAGTAGAAGAGCGTGCTGTTCAGCAAACGGGCTGGTCAGTAGAAAATCTTGACTGGGATAACTTTAAACCAAAGCCTCTTCGCTTTGGGTCTTATGACGGTCCTCGCGACGTACCGGAACTGCTTCGTGGTTTCCGTTCAAAAATCACTGATGGTTTAAGAAATGAACGCAATAACAGCGTTGAGCCTAAAGTAACAAAAGAACAGCGAGCATTTGACATTCTTGCCCAAATGTCGCAGCGTAGCGGCCAGAAATTTGGTTTGAGCGATAAAGAACTGCAAGATATTTTTGATGGTGACCAGAGGATTAATCCCGAATTGATGAAGATTGTTCGTTCTGAACTAAAGCGTCAAGGATTTACCAAAGATGATGTTGCCGATGTATTGAGCGGTCGCTATGCGGGATATGCACGAAACCAAATATCTGGACCTTCAGATGATGGTGAGCGCATATTTGAATCAGAAATGGAATCTATTGCTAATCGCGCATTTTTAGAGTCGATGGATATACTCAGCGATGGGCTAACTGTTGATGAATTCCAAGATTTTGTTTCTTCTGGCAGAATTCCTCAAGGTAAAGAAAGCATCTTGAGACGCGCCAATGAAGTGTATGACAACATTGTTAAAGATAGCGACAAGCAACGCACAATGGGCTTACGTTCCCGTACAGGGCGCAATATTGATGCCGAAATTGATACCAATATCAAAAAGCAACGTGATCTTGAAAAAGAACTTGATGATGAGAAAATTGATTTAGCGGAATTCCGTCGCCGTCAAGCACCATTACGTCAAGAGTTTTCTGACCTACGCAAAGAGCAAGGCGCTGAGTCGGCAACCAGAAAGGCACCAGAGTTGGATGCCACTGGTCGTCCACGTCGTGAAATGATTGAACGTGACGAAAAAGGAAAAGTTAAGTTTGATTCAGAAAAATTCTTAGCAGAACAAAATGACAAACGTCGTTTAACGATGTCGGAACTTGGTTTCACGGAAGATGAAATCAACACTTTAATGGGAGCATCTTCTTCGGGTATGCGTTCACGAAGTGGTTCGCATGAGAATTTTAAGAATACGCGAGATGCCTACTTATCAAAGAATTCCGAAGGAATAGTCAATAAGTTGGAAGAACTCACACAACGTCGTAATGAACTTGATGCAAAATCAAAAGAATTAATGGATCAGTATTATGCCAATGGGCGAGATTTTAACGATGAAGAAAATGACCTTTTTGATGAGATTGAAAATGAATTAGATAGTGTCAATGATGAGATTAAAGGCATTACTGATTGGGCAAAATACGCAGTTAGTGAAGACACCCAGAGATTAGTCGGTAGAACTGGCACAACGAAAGCCCGTGTTGCTTATAAGAAAATGCTGGATGATGGCGATATTAATCAAGAAGAATATGATGCACTAATTACAGACTTGATTGACCCGGCATTCTTTGACGACGAGCATTGGGACAGCGTGGACGCCATATCGTTTGTCTCAAATCTTCGTGATAATTTTGAAGGTTCTGAATTTGATGATATTGATCCTGACTATTTAATAACTGAAAAAATTGATGATTTGTCGTCTGATTTTGCTGACGAAAAAGTCACAGAAGCACTTGACAGATTGAAAAATGGGGGAATGCGCTCACGTTCTGGAAAAAAGAACAATTCCGAAAAACGTAAAATGAACACGAAATTGACACCAGATCAAGTTCGTATCATGCAAGAACAAAAACTTCGCTCGAAGAAAATTCCGGGCAAGAAAAAAGATGGACCATCCACAAATGAGTGGGGTTTCCGTTCACGTGAAGATTTTGGGAATTCTGCTGGTGCCGCAATTGGCTATATAAGCGAAATTTTCTCCAAAGATGATAAGAACTTGTCTTCTAACGAAAAATATTTACGAAATCACCTCTTGGATAATGGAGTGAAAATTGATTTCTATCGGGCGGATCGCGAAGGATCGGTCGGTTCAGATATTTCCTTGCGAGATAATGCCAAAGCCAACATGGACGACAAACTTGATGCTTTAGTAAACGCAATATCAAAAGATAAAAGAGCATCAGACATCTTGTCTAATAATGGATTCTTGATGGATGATCGTGCTTGGGAATCTGCGCCCTCGTACAAGAATCGTCCTAATCGAAAAGGGCCCAAATTGGGCGACAGAGAACGTGGTGTTGAAGCGCGAGCAAACATTATAGATTTAGCACCTGGTGATGTTCTTCCCGAAAATTGGGATGATGAAACTAGTGCTGTTGGCGAGCCGATGGTTCGTATTGCCGATATCCGTAGTGATGGCCAAGAAGATGGCTACGTCACAATGGTGTTGGAGAACATGTCTGATGGAACTACCGAAACACGCACCTTTGGTACGAATGACACATTCCCGAACGTGAGCAGACCGTCTGGTTCTCGTGGTGGACGCCAGCAAGGAATGCGTTCACGTCGTTCTTACGATGACGAAAGTGGTTCGCGTGGTGTTCGCGAAGGAGTCGCAGAGTCTGAACATTTTGAAGGCTTCATGTGGATTGATCAACTCAAGGGCGACAATGTTGATGCCGATGTTATTCCATTAGCGGATATTTATGGTGACGACAGGCCTGGATATGGCGTGGTCGGCGTTTATAGAACTGACGATGGATTCGGTGGGATTGAGTATTTCTATGGCGGGGACGATGAAGAGTTCGATTCTGTTGAAGATGCTATGGACTTCTTGCAAAATGTTGATGACCAGGGTAATGAGGGAATTTTGTATGGTGATCCGGAATTCCGTAGTCTTGACCGTGTTCGTGCTGCTGGAAAGCCTGGCAGACGTCCACTAGAAGGCATGCGTTCACAAACAAATTCTGGATCAACCAATATGGAAGACGCCACAGATGAAGAACTAAAGAATTTAATGAATGATTGGTTCGATGTTACGGACGGAAAAGTCAGTGTCGATGACCCGCTTGAAAAGAAGAAGATCAGGGATTCCTATTTTGCGGCAAAACAAGAAATTGATCGACGCAGAAAAGAAAATAAATCGCGTAAACCTGGAACTAATTCAAAGCCAACTTCCGGCATGCGTTCACGTCGTTCTTACGATGACGAAGGTGGTTCGGGTGGGGTGCGTGAAGGTGTTGCCGAATCAAAATACAACACGGGATCAAAGTGGATTGATCGACTTAACGGCGAAAATGTAGACGCAGAAGTTATCCCTCTGGCTGATATTTATGGCGACGACACTCCCGGATACGGAGTTGTTGGTATGTTCCGTACAGAAGATGGCGTGGAGTATTTCTATGGCGGAGCGGATGATGAAGAGTTTGATTCCGTTGAAGACGCCATGGACTTCCTGCAAAACATTGAAGACCAGGGAAATGACGACGTATTCTACGAGGATGAGCAATTCCGCAGCCTTGACCGTGTCCGTGCTGCTGGAAAGCCGGGCAGACGTCCCCTAGAAGGATTGCGTTCACGCTCTGGTGGAACGTCAGCAAATGTAGAAGCAGACCGAAGAGATGCTGCGCATGATTCCAGGCTGAATCTAATGTCGCCCAATTATCTTGATGAACTTTCACGTCGCGAGGATGTTCAAACTAGACTAAATGTTGCAAATAATGATATGGCATATTTGGAAACAATCAAAGACTTACTTGAAGACGAGAATCTTGAAGTACGTAAGGCTGCAGATAAAAATATTCAAAGACGATTTGGTGCTATAGCAAATCAACCCAGTTCCGATGCGCGCAAACCCGCTTCACGTCAAAGAAGACAAGCAGCAAGAAAATATTTAATTAAGCATGAAGAGCGGATGAAAAAGGCGGGCTTGCGTTCACGTTCTAATCGCGAAGAAGGACTTGAAGTCGGTGAAAAATTCAAACCTGGCGAAATTATTAGACGTAACAAAGATAGGGATATTGAGCCTAGACGATTCGCAGCCGCAGCGAAGCGACCGCCGGACGATCCGGACGATCCAGATGATGTGCAAGAAATTGCTGACGGCATGCGAAGCAAAGCCGGAACAGGGTTGGGCGAATCACGCGAAATCTATCCTTCACGCAGAATGGCCGAAAGTAGTGCTGTTGACTTCGTTCGTTACGATGCCGCTAAAGAAGAGTTGGTCGTCCAATATAAGGGTGGTGGGGCTTACGTATTTGGTGGTATTTCTGCTGATGACGCAGACAGCATTGAAGAAGCAGAGAGTCTCGGTAAAGCACTCAATGATGTGAAGCGTAATGCGACATACTCCGTCAAGCCAAATGGTGATGTTAATGGTGTTGAGTCAACGACGGTTGATTTCCTAGAACGTGATTTGCGTCGGATTCCAATGAGTGAAGACGAAAAGTCCGTATACGGCAATGCCATTGAATTGCTTCGTAACGGGATTACCGAAGACAGTGACCTTGAGCGAGTTCAGTCTCAAGTTACGAATATTAGCAACCTCGCCAATGACATGTGGGGCAATGATGAGTATGCAGCATCTAATTTCTTGTCAGAAGCAGCAGAAAAAATCAATAAAAAACTTAATATAGCCCGTGGTGGTGGTGGTTTCCGTTCACGAGCGGGAGCAAGACATCAAAAAATGGAAGTCAATCTTTCCGTAGATGAAATTGGCTTAATTCGTGATGAAATTCGTGGAATTACTGCGAAGCATGGCGGAAACGGCATGATTACTTACGGTATGAAGAAGTACGATAATCTTCTTGAGGAATTACAGAATCAGAAAAAATCTAATCCTGGTCGTTCTTTGACAATTCTTTCTTCAGAATACGACAACGTCATGACGGCGTACGATGAATTAGAGAAAGTTGATCCATCATGGATCAAGATGTTTGGTGCTGATCCACTAGAAATGGCCTCAGTCAGCAAAGAAGGAAAATACACCAGCCCCAATGTTGATATGCCTGGTGAGGAATTCGATGGTAAGCGCATCAATAATGGCGCTCCAGCAGATATTACTCCAAGAATGCAGGGTCAACTTGTTGACTGGGGTCGTCGTCAGCCCAACTTCCGCATAGTTAAGGGTCTCGTTGAGGCTCACAAGAAGAATAACGGCACCATGACAGCGCGTCAGTGGAGTACTTTGCGCAATATGTTTGACCGATTCTCTGAAGAGAACCGTAGTGGTGGAGTTAGGTCACGAGTCGGTTCTGGTATGCGTTCACAAACTGGCAGCGCCGTGTCTACTTCTCGTCCAGGAAAGGGCAAGGGTCCACGAACGGCCAAGGATGCTCTTCCAGAAAACTACGAAACTTTGTCACTAGATGAAAAGTTTGATGCGTTAATTTCTGCAGGCAAGTACGACGAGTCAACTAATCCGAACGGCATCCAGGTCGGCGAATATAATGCTGCATTTAGGCGTTTGCGTGATGCTGAAGATCAGCAGGACAGAATTACTGCTCGTCGGGAAGCACTTGCCGAGAGAATGAAGCGTTCGGCTGAAGCCGGCCCAGTGACACGTCGTCCAGAAGTTATGGAACAAGACTCACCTCGTCGGGCAGATGATGCCGAGACAACTCCAGAGAATCGAGCAGCGTTAGCAAAAAAGGTTCGCCAAAAGCAAATGTCGACTATTGAGAAAGTCGTTGCAAAGGCGCAGGACAGTATTAGTGGTGCGATTATTGATGGCGATGCTGAAGATGAGCATGGTCGTCTATGGGACGAAGTGATGGACTTGGTTCAGGCTGAGGATGGTGGCGACGATACTGACTTGACTCTTTCTAAATTGAGTTCGATCATTGAAGCACTTGATGATTACACTATTGGTTTTGATGGGGAGGAAATGAGCCCAGCAGAACGCAAGAGTGTCAATAATGCCACAAAACTCAAGAACACCCTTGAAGAATTGTATGATGATATAGATTCTGATCCTTTTATCAAGCGAGGAAATACTTCTCGTGAACAAGCGGGCGTTTCTCTCGGTGGCGAGGAAGATGACAATCCGACTCCAAGATTTATGACTGGAGAAGGTCTACGTTCCCGTTCGAGCCTAGTCAATGGCTACATAGGTTCTCGCAAGAATGCCGAACGGCAGCCAAAAGCAGGAATGCGTTCACGTTCTGGAACGGAACAAGATGGTCGCGCTGAAATTCGCTGGGAAGCAACTGAGTTCAATAAGGTAGAGCAATCATTGAGCAGGGAAATTTCTGAGGCACAAAGGTCTGGAGATTCCAAAACTGCCAATTCTTTAAGAAATTTGACAAAGATTATGGATAGGCAGAAGTCTGGCGATGTTGGTGGAAAGAGAACCAACGCTGGTGCTTTGTATCTTACTCAGAGTGAACTGGACGATGTAATGGATGCCTTGATGCACGTCGTTGATCGTCAGACCCAGACGGATGGTTCCAGAACTAATATGTTTGCCCAAATGCTTGACAAACTAGCCGAAGCGGGCATGACAACATTTATCAGAAAAACAGCAAAACCGGTTAATTCTCGATTTGTAGAAAAAACCAACGAGTCCGGTCGCACTGTAAAGATTCCACTCAATGAATAACAGTAATTTACATGCACTTATGTTAGTTTGTTGTACACTTAACCTAGATTAAAATGAAAAAAATATCCAAATACTTCTGCATGGTAGAAGCCGAACAGGCTAATATTCCTTGTAGTGGTTGCCCCAGCCATAACGGATGTCTCGACAAGAGCATTCACTATAAGGAGTCTCACATAATGGATTTAAACGAAAAATCGGTCGTCAAAATTGATGGTGATGGTACTGTAATCAAGTGTGCCAAGTCTTTGCCTGGCTCCGAATGTGGATATGAAGCAGACAAAAAAGTCTGTGGAAAATGTGGCGCAATGGCTGTCGAAATCAAAATGGTTCCCGTCGACGAAGAAGACGAAGAAGAAACCACTGATGAAGAAGATTTATTAGAAGAATCAGAAGAAGAAGCACCAATGGAGAATGGTAAGCCCATGCTCAAAACCAAGGGTGCTGGAATGTGGCAAACACCAAAAGCAACCCGTCGCGCCTACACCGCATCAATGCAAGATGGTCTCTACCGCCCAGTCAAGGGTGAAGAAATGATGCCCGAAGATGATGAGGACGAAGAAATGTACATGGACGACGAAGAGTATATGGACGAAGAAGAAAAAGGCATGTACGGCATGGGCGGCGGCGGTCGTGGTGGACGCCCAGGCCCAGGCCCATTGCCAGACCCAAGACCACGTCCTCGCGGACCCCGGAAGCCTGGCGGTGGCGGAGTTATGCAGCGACCTCCGACCGGAAGAATGCAAATGTTGGCTGAAGAAATGATGGACGACGAAGAAGAAATGTACATGGACGACGAAGAGAACATGGGCATGGAAGATGAAGGCAAGATGGCCGCACGGCCAGGCGGCGGCGGTGCAAGACCCACGGCGAGCCCAGGCCATTCAAGTAATCGCCGCAGTGAAGCAATGTGGGGTCCATGGGAACGAAGATCAACTGGTGGCACTCCTAAGCCAATCTTCGCGGTAGGACGCGACATACTCGGCATTTCTGATGCGATGCCTCGCAAGGCTTCTGATGAAGAAATGTACGACGAGGACGAAGAAATGTATATGGATGACGAAGGTAACGAGTACATGATGGACGAAGAAGGCAAAATGTACATGATGCCAAGCAGGGGTAACAGTTCTAGGCCACAACAAATGCGTCGCAGCCTAATGCAACGTAGGGCAGACGAAATGATGCCTGAAGATGAAGACAACGAAGAAATGTACATGGAAGACGAAGAAGGAGAAGCCGACGATATGGATATGGCACCCGATCTAGAAGCAATGCGTATGGCACGCCTACGTAAACTTGGAACAAAGTCAGCAGATGTAGGCATGAATGGCTATATGTGTGCTATCGACCGCAAGGTATATCCTGGCGCAGCATCCGTATGTGATGACTGCCCTGGTGGATGCATGGCAGAAAAAGGAATGCCAGGACTCCTCCACGTCGAAGGACTCGTCGAAGTTATGTTCAAGGGCGAAGTCATTGACTCCGGCTACTCGCAAGATGCGGACATGTACGTTATTGACGTAGAGACAAAGTCTGGAAGCATTAACGAAGTATTCGTTGATGGAACATCAGCAGAAGTTCTTGGCTTTCATCGTCTGGATGACTCAGTTCTTTCACAGAAGTCAATCATGGATGACATCGAACTCATCGACTTTAACGAAGCAGCAGAAATTGCTGTCAAATCGATCCCTGGCAGTGTTGTCGCCGTAGAGCCAGCAGTGTTTGAAGGTTTCGACTCTTATCAAGTTGAAATCGATGGCGTTGATGGCAAGTCATACGACGTTTTTGTTGCACTTGATGGCGAAACGCTCGGCTACGACTCATACAACTCTGACGAAACAGCAGAAATCGAAGCAGAGGCAGCAGAAATCGCCCTCAAGCGTGCATTCCCAGAAGATAAGCGTCAAGAGATGGCAAAAGAAGGCACCGCAATGCCTGATGGATCGTTCCCAATTGCAAGCGAAAACGATCTCCGCAACGCAATCATGGCTCATGGAAGAGCAAAGGACTCAGATGCAGCAAAAGCACACATCAAGTCACGTGCTGCAGCGTTGGGTCTTGAGGAAATGCTTCCCGAAAATTGGAAAACGGCAGAAAAGTCCAACCCGGCAGAAGAGTTTATTCAATCTCTCGTTGAGTTTGAGATGCTCGCTGCCGAGGTAGACAATCCTTCAACGACCAAGTAACTACAACAGGGATTGGAGCCCGGGATGACGGGTAGAGGTATCCCTCAGCGGAATAAACTATCGCCACGTCTAGACGTGCCTATCCGTAATTATGACGGAAAGGCTATGTACTTTCGTGAACGACAGAAGTTTTCATTAAATCAACCATATCTTGACGCAGATATTGCAGTCAAAGTTCTGGCTGAGGGAATGATTGCTGCTGGTTCTGGTGGGGACAGAGAAATGACTGGTGATGACGATCAGCCGACTATGGCTGAGTTTCGTTTCGATCCCTTGGCTCGCCGTCAACCTGGGCAAGTATTAAAACTCCATACCACCTATAAAGAAGCAACGACTCCTGGTGATGATCATAACTGGGGCTGGGTTGATCCTGAGCCCGAATTGTCTGACGAGGATCGTCTCCAGTTGTCCGAGGAGGCTGCTGACTTCATTAGTAAACGCCCTCAGGTTATTGTTCGCCAATTTACTGTTGATAAAGATGGTAACGAGACTGGTGAAACTAACGAAATTGCGGTAAAGCAGTTGGGTCCCACCATAAATGACATGATGCCTGGACAAGCAATCAAATTACGTAAGGCTATTTCTAAGGGTATTATTATTGATGCCAACGGACACATGCGTTGCCCTCCCGGCACTCCTAACGCCAACCAATTCACCGATGTCGATATGTCTAACTGTTTCAATATTGGTGTTGGTGCTGTTCAAAAAGAGATTCGTCGCATCCGTGGTTTTTGGAAAGAGTGGAACGAAGATGTAGCAGCGATTCGCTCTGCTCGAACTGCCAAAGAAAGACTTGGTAAGGCTAAAGAAAATTATACGAGCCTTGAACAGAATGCTGAATGGCTTGCTCGTAATGAACAATCCATTCAGGATGCTTATGAAACTTTGGGGATTGATTTATCTCAGTTTACGCCAGAGCAGTTAAAAAACAATGTTCATCTCTTTACTGCCATGGATGAATTGTTCAAAAATCATGATGGTCCTGAGTTTAGAAGATTTTTGCATGATGCCATTGGTTTCAAATGGGATGACTCTAAGAGTGTTGATGAAAATATGAAAGATTACTGGGAGACATTACGTGAGACGGCTTACAAGTTGGTTCCAGAGGAAGTTAAAAAAGCGTTATTGATTGACCCGTCAACAAAGAAGCCCATTTATCCCGATCAGTACGATGAAGCGCAAAAAATCGTTGACATGATGATTGATCGATTTAGGGAAGTTCAAGAAGGCATCATCCATGGTGCTTTGGTGTCTTTTAATGATAATCCTCAAATGTTTCAAACTTTGCGCGAAATTGGTTTTGATGCTTGGAATGGAAGAGTTGGCCTAAATGAATGGATGAGTTATGAGGGCATCACTAATCCTATTACTGATGAACTAAACCCTGGTAGACTTGGCACTCAAATAAATTTCAATACCTGGGCGCTTGTATTTAAGCCTTTGATTGATTTGAGAAAACTGGAAGGAGAAGGTAGGTTTGAAATTGATCTCAAGCCCGTGGATGCCCAAGGCACACCTTTAAATGATATTGAAAAATTAAAACAAATACGTGACATTATCGCCCAGTCCAATGAAGTTGATCATTTTATTCATGGTGTTGGTTATGCGAACGAGCAGTCATCTGCCCGTGCATCCGCAGTGGCTGGCATGTCTCCCGCAAAAGCCAGGGCAATGCACGTTATGTTTCATGAGTTTGGGCATGTTTTACAATATGCCGAAGCACAAAATGCGATTATCGATTATGTGAACAAGCATGGTCAACTTGTTGTTACTAATGACGGCGCACTCAATGTCCTTACTGGTGATTGGCGAACATGGTCCAATAATGATTGGTACGATGCATTGAATACTGTCATGAGAGGAACTTTTGAAGGGATGAATTATCCGCCAGTTACCGTTGACTGGTTAGAGGATTCAATGCTTCACCTTCTTGCTGGACAGTATTATCAAGATGAATTAGGAAAATGGCAGCGAATGCACCTTAGTGGGGGTGAAGGCTCCCCGATGTTAAAAAATGCCCAGGTTGGTTTGATGATTCAGGAGGCTCGTGCTGAGTTGTATGCGTTGAGGCAGATGGGCGTTATTTCTGGGCCAGATATCGACAAGGCTATTGGTGGTATGGATGAGGTGAGAAGGCCTCCCGGTATTGAATTGGCTTCGCGTCCTATTTATGATGCCCCTACGGAAAATATTTCCAGACTTGTTCCGAAAAGTATTTTTTCAGATAAAAGAGATTTACGAAGAAAACCCGAATACCCCCCCGAAGTTACTAAATTTGTCAAGAAAATGAAAAAGGAAAATTATACTCCTGAACAAATATTGAATGAGTTAAATGCTGGTGATCCTGAAAATCCTAAGTTTACTTTGGATGATGTCAATAAGATGATTGGCAATACAGGGGCAGATGACACCCCTACGGATTGGTTGTCCCCCGAAAGAGAAAATGGCATTCCCAAATTTGATCCTGCAAATGGTATTTATGCCGACTGGTCACCCGATCTAAATGATGACGGAAAAACGCGACAAGCAAAATTAGAACTTTCAAAAGTGGACTATGGAGAATCTCAAGAATTTTTACAAGACGTAGAAGACGCTGGCTTTGATCCGGGAGACAAGTACGACAGGGAAAAATTTAAAAAATCAAGAAAATATAAGCCAAGTTTAGATAAATATCGTGAAAAATATGCAAAGCCGGCATCTGCTACTGGAAATGAACCAAGTGAAAAAGGAACTTCCATTCCCGATGAATCACTTCCAGAACCTAAGAAAAAACGTGACATTCCGGCATGGGATGGACAAGTGGACCCGTTTGCAAACGATTATTCAGAAGTAAAATTAACGGATGCTTTAATTGACGATTACACTAATACAGACTACACAATTGATGAACTTGCAGAACGCTACGATAGAACCCCAGAAGAAGTCAAAGCCAAAATTGATTTTGAAGAAAAATTTGATGGACCAATAGAACGAGTAAATGTTCCCAAAGAGCCAATTGAAACAACACCTACTCCGATCACCCCTGCGTCCAATCCCAAGGAGTGGGGACGTCAGAGAAGACAAGAAATATTAGATACAACGGAACCAGAAACCGTTGCTTTATTGGATGGCTCGACGCCACCGGATATGCGATCATCGACAAGAGCATTAGCCGAACAACAAACAGGCAATGTTCTTGCCACTTCTGCCAACGCACGCAATAAGGCAAAAGAAAATGCAGAAACAATTGGGGCACCGACCCCAGACACTCAATCTCCTTTGCTTGATGAAGAAATTAGGGATTCCTTAGCACCACTATTATTTCATATTGATTCTCATGAATTTGATGAAGATATGTCGGTCATGATTGCCTACCCATTACCAAAAGATTATGAGATTGATGGTGGTGAAATAGTTACAAAGCCAACCCCAACACGAGGAATTCTAATAGGTGAAGGGACTTTGGAAGGTGCTCAGCCAACTATGCCCGAAAATACCAGAGTTGTGCGTCTGAGTGTTCCTGCGGGAAGTCGTGGAACTGTTGTTGGTGATTCATTCAGTGGTGATAGTGATGGGGTTCTTTTGCCCCCAGGTGATTTCGTTATAACTGGCGTAGATGAAAATGGCATTATTGAGGCAACAATTCACAAACAGGAAACACCCCTGGAAACACTTAAGCGCATGGACGGCAACATAGATAATGTTTCATCTGCTGATGGTGTTGATGAGTCCATCAAGAATGAGGCGTCAATTATTAAATCTGAGATTAGTAGGCAGATTGATAATTATGCAAATACTGAGCGTGGCCGAGGAATGCGTTCACGTTCTCGTGGTAGCAGCAATGATCCCTTGACTCAAAAAAACCAGAGGGAACAAAACGATTCCATTTCTAGCATTATGCGCAGACAGAATAGCGTGCCATTTAATGTTGATAATAATTACTCCGCTCGTTATAGGAATCCAGATGGAACACAACTTTCTACGCAATGGGGAAAAGTTGTTCCACGTGAAGTTCATGTAGAGCAAAGAAATAATCGTATTTCTGCGTCATTGGGGCGTATGCGAAATATTATAAATGGCGACGTCTCTCCTTCTAACGAGAGCGAATTTGACTTTATCAATAATCTTGATCCACGAATCAAAACATTACTGAATAACCAATCTCCTGAATCAGTTCTTAAAATGATTGATGATTCTTATTCTAATTTTCATAAAGGTTTTGATGATCGTATACGTATTCCGATGAATGAAAATACATTGAATAACTTAATGTCTGACGGTCGCTTAAAAACAATTCAAGAAATTAAACCGAATAGTCCAATTTCCAAACTCAAATCAGAACATGAATTATTTTTAGGTTACGATGCGGCAGTTTCTGATAATTTACGATCATCCAATGGTTACATGGTTCACCGTAATGCTAAAAATGTTATTTCAGATCATCTTGAATCAATTCCAAGCGATGGGATTAGCAGAAACCCTGATTTCTTTCACGAAAGTGGAGATATCCAGCCAATGGGTGATGTACGAATTGGCGGGAACGATATTGATTTAGTATTAAAACCAGAAGTTGCTTCTCGTTCTGCGTATTCACGCGGAGAAGCAATTCGTTCACACAACTATCCAACACCAGTTTTGTTTGACGAACCTGGCGATGTTGGATTAGCACACCTTAATGAATCGATTACTGCGGGTAATTCGGAATCAGACAGAATGCGCAATATTGCTAATGCCTTGCAAAATGTTATTGATGACAACTTTAGTGGTTCTCTGTCTGACGATATTTCAGCAAGTAGATCAGAACGTGCTCTCAGACCAGGGAATAGGTACGAAGCACTTGTTGCTGGTGGGGTGAGTTTGGATGACGTTGCCGAGATACGTTACCCAGTAAATAAACTTGACATGAATAATGAAAAGTTAGATATCAATTCTTTAATTGGCGATAATGGGCGAGAATTATTAAAAACTAATGGTTTTGGCGATGGCGAAATTAATGAATATTTGCGTATGGTCAATGATGGCGAAGTTGATCTTCAATCTGCTCGTTGGTTGAAACAGCATCGTGCTGCTAAGAAATTTGAAAAAGATTTTCGAAACAAAAACAATTTTGACGGACGTTTAGTTTTCACTAACCCTGACGGGATAGACCTCATGTCTCCTGAAACTTTTAGAGAGCACCCAAGTTCACGTGGCCTTCAGACCGTTGAGCAAATGTTGTCAGCAAGAATGCTTGATGACATGGCACCAAACCTGAAGAAGACCTTGAAGGCCATCAAGAAGTCCCCTGATGCCCAGGCTCGCATACGTGCTACGCAGACTGAAAATATCAATAGACCAAATGTTAATACTCCAAATATTTCTTCACGTATGGACAATATTGATGACAACGAAGTTGACGATATTTTTAATTCCTTAACTGATGATTTAAGAAACATTGCTAAGGGGGTTGATGTAGAAGATCGCGGGATGCGCTCTAGATACAATGAAGGCGGCGGGCGATACTGGACCGACGGCGAAAGCAGGATTTGGATTTCTGATGAAGATGGCGATAGGGCATACGATGCCAGGCAAGATGGTTTCCGACCAGACCGGGGATATACGGCGCCAGACCCCCTCGGTAGGCGTCCAGACCAAATACCACGAGAATATCCCAGTAGATACCCTAAAAGTACTCCTAAACAACCAGGACTAAAACCAGATGATGGAGATCAATTAATAAGCGATGCTTCGTCCATTACTGGAAATGACCTTATTACATCCCTTGTTGAACAATACAAAACATACAATCGTGGCTGGCTTACGGAAAAACAATGGAATTTACTACGTAGCATAGTTTCTAAAAATAAAAAAACATCAGCCGGTCCATCTGCAAAAGAAGGAATAGATAAGGCTGAAGATATCGCGCCTTCACTTTCTAATGAAGACAAGAAGGCAATCATTGAGGCTGCTCGTGGTTTAAGTGGTGATTTTGCTAAAAGTGTCGTTTCTCAATATAATTCCCGTGGCCGTTTAAGTGATAAGCAGTGGGCCGCACTAGATAGGGCTACCCGTAAAATACGTGGTACCTCTACTGGTACTGGCATGCGTTCACAATCTGGACCCAAACCTCCGCAATATCCTCGCAAGCCAACAATGGGTGCGTTCATCGGTTCTGCAGATTCAGAATTTGATGGAATAACAAATTGGGAAGATTTTAAACGCGTGCTTGCAGATAAAGAAATTGTTTTCATCGACTACGAAACAACTGGTCTCAAATTCAATGAATTTAACGAATCAGCAGGAAATGGACTACCTACTCAAATAGGTGCTGTAAAAATGAAAAATGGCAAAGTCATTGCGCGTTTTAACGTGTTTGTCAACCCTGGCACGCCAATGTCGGAATGGGAAAAATGGTCACGAGACAACCTCAAGGACGGCGACGGCAACCCAATAACAGATGCATACCTGGCGGACAAACCTTCAATAGCAGATGCCCATAAACAATTAGTTGAATTCATGGGTGATACAGAATTGATGGGAATGCAAAACGCCGTGTTTGATAATGAAGTCCTAGAAGACGCATTGAAAGATTCTGGCATTGATTGGAGACCCAAGGGAATCATCGATACTAAAGAAATTTCCGACATGGTTCTTCCAAAATGGTCTGAAACAAATCAAGATGCCCCATTCAAAGTTAACAAAGATGGCACTAAGTCGCCTTCAAACTCACTTGGAGATATCACAAAATATCTTGGTGTCGACCTTGGAGACAAACACCATAACGCAGACGCAGATGCCGAAGCAACAGCAAAAGTAATGCAAGGAATTATTGACGGTGCCATAGAAAATAACTGGCCTACGGACGTATTAGACAAGTCCAAACGACGATCCAAAGAGAATGAAACTAAAATTAAATTTGAAAAAGCAGTTGCGGCATTTGAAAGTGAAAAAGAAACTTTCCTAGATGCCAGACCTCCTACTAATGACGAAGGAGGCATGCGATCACGCACTGCAACGAGACCGGCTAAATCAACTACTAAGCGGACGCCTAAACCAAAAGCAGTAGAGCCACGCGAATACAGGAATTCAAATACCGAAAATCTTCCACGATCACGTGATTACTACAATGTCGAAGATATTGACAACGTAATGCGCGACATCATTGATGATGTTTATGCTGGCGTAAGAGAACCACAAGGAATTACAGACAGAATCAATGCATTGCGTGATGAGATCAGAGACCTTGGTGCCTCGTCTGGAATGCCCGAAGACATGATCCAAGATTTGCTTGATGGTACCAAGACTGGGCCAATTGCGTCTGAGGTCAATGATGTTGTGGGTGGATATGAAAGATGGGGTGGATTACGTTCTCGTTCTAATGTTGGATCAAATACACGCGCCAAGGCTGGTGTTGCCGGAAGAATCATTTCATCCGACAGATCACGTAAGGCATTAGAAAAACTTGGTGTTGACGAGGATAGGGCGGAGGCCGTTCAACTTCTTGGGGAGATGGCTGCGGCGTTTAGTGTTGGCGGACCTGCAGGGATGGGTTCTGTTCTTGCCCGACGAGCAGGACGAGACGTCGCTGACTTTGGTTTAGTGGAAGCAGTAGAGCGTGGGTGGATGAGTCAGGCAACGGCAGACAAGATCACTAAGCGAATGTTGGATCGCGTCGCCCCAGAAGGATTGCCGGATGACATTAAAGACATTATCGAAAAAGGTAAAGATGCCGTCACTTCCGAAGAAAGCAAGGCCAAGGCCGTTGAACTTTTAGACACTATTCGCGAGACTGTTCGCTCTGGTGGAATGCAACGTCTTGCAGACTCAGCAAAACAAAAAACTAGAGTTTTGACCGATATCGCCAAGGAACGAGGAAGGGAATTGGCAGCAGACAAACTGCGTGAGGTTCGTGACAGTGCTCGCGACATGGCTAGAGATAAAGCATCAGAATTAGCAGATGAGGCCATGGACGCATTGAAGCAACGTGGCAAAGAAGCCGCAGGACGTCTAGTTGGTAGATTTGCAAGAAGAGGGGGCAGATAATGCCTACGCGTCTTATTTTTGTTGGAAATACAGGAGAGGGGAAATTGTTCTATAACGCCGACGCTAACCCCACTGAAAAGAATGCAATCTTTATCGACTCCCAGGAAACCGAAACTCCAGTTGATCTAGTTTCTTTTATTAGTAGTAACCCTGATATGAACGAAATTCGTTCTACCCCATTTCATAAGTTTTTATGGGATGGAGCAGAAGGACAGATGGCTGATCGCTGGAAGCGCGTTTTTATGAATCGCACACAGCCAGTCGATGAAAGCCTCATCAAGGATGTTGAAGTTAAGAAAAAGCCCAAGAAACGCCTTGTTGCTCAGAGTAAGAACAATCAAATCATGGCATTTAAGTCATTGGTATTTTCTCAACAATTTGAAAAGATGCCGAATTCGGCGCTTGGTAATCGGAGATCATCCAATCGCACAATCATGGGGATGAATTCTAAAATTCTTGGTCCTGTTCGTGCTGGTTATGACGGTGACAATGATGGATTCATTGATGATGGCTTGCCTACGATGCGTCCATTCATACCTGGTTTAGATGTAGCGAATATACGAATTCCAAAATCTGTTCGTGCTCAGGGGATGAGGGTACGAACATCATCTTCTCCTGTCGATAGGTTCGCAACGATTTCGGTTGATCAAATTCGTCAAACAATAATAAAACAAGATAAATTTCTTGAAAAAAGATTCAATGACGGTAAACCGATTACATCAATCGGTGATGTTAAAAGAATATTAATGAATGAATTACCAAGTTTTGCTAGTGGTGAATCACGATTTGATTTCCTAGACGGACCAGACGATCAGCCTTTAGAATCTTACGCTTATGAAAATATTGTTGGGTTCTTGCTCGCATTGCACGCTAACCCAAGTATGAAAAAGTTTTCTTATGACATGAAACCTTTTGGTATAGGTGATGAGCCGGGTGTTGGTGGATCAACTCGCTATCAATCAGGACATCAATGGACTGTAGTCAATGGGGCGTATGTTGCTACAAAAAATAGAACACCAAAAATCACCATTACTTATCGTCACCCCATGGACCCGATGTACAGGATGGCGAGTCCATCCACCCTATTCAGTGAAGGTCGATTTGATGTAAGTTCAAATATTATTGGTTCCGCCATGATGAGCGGAATGGCGGAGAGTTTGGGCGGATCGTTGGATGACGAGGCCTTGATGTCTGTTTATGAATTTCTCAATTACAATAATATGAATAACTCTTTGGGCAATTTTATTGATTTAGTTACTCCCCAATTTGGTTCCAACCCAGACGCACGGCTTCCTGGTGTTGATCAAGCAACAATGGACACTATTAAGTACTTGATGGATGCTGGAGTCATCCCTGACAACATGTTTGATAATGGAGCAACGATTAGGCTTATCGAAAAAGTTCGCGACGTTGTAAAGAATCAATCATCTGTTATATCTGACGGATTTACAGATCAGGCCAAGGGTGCTCTCAAATACCATGAAGAGATGTGGTCTGTTTTGGCCAGGTCTACGGCTATACACGAAGCCACACATGCCGCACACCTTGCGCAAATGCACGAAGATATGTCGGCCTATCTACTTCAACGCGGTGTTGATCCCTCTGTTGGTATCCCCGAAATTGCTTCAATGATGACAAAATCCATGGATAAAAAACAATTGAAACAAATTTTGGATGATGCAACCGACATGAATGCGGTAGTTTTGAATAGGATATTTTCTGATGTATTTAAAAACCTTGCTTATAAGGCATCATCTACTGGCAATCAGGATGCGCAAAACACCTTAGAAGATTTTATGAATCAGCCTCTTTATAACAAAGATGGTTCGGTTATTAAAATAAATAAAGAAATTGCTGATCTTTTTAATCGCCTTGAATCTATGAGCGGACAAAGTGTTTTTGGTGACGGATATCCTTATAAAGAAGGAGATAATTTTACTTTTGCACAAGCACACATGCTTGCAGACGGAAGAATCCTGAGCCTTCAGAGACAGGATGCCAGAAGGCAATTTGCGGGAATCAAATTGTATTACGATAAAGACAAGACTGTTGCCAGTAATGCATTAACGTTGATTAGGCAAGAGGGATACCCGGCACTCGTGATGCAGCGAGGGAAAACTCGCCCCCTATCTAAGGAATCAGGAAAATTGATCGCTGATTCCGTCAATTCTGCAATGGGTATGGTCGGAAGAATTATTCATTCTGGCGTTGATCTAAGAAGTGTTCGTGCTGTTGGGTCTTTTAGACACACCCCAACTGATGTTGCTGGGCCGTTGTTGCATTCATCACAATTAAACGCGCGGACAATTCAGGATATGGCAGCAATAGATGATGTGGACGGGTTGAAAAATATTGCAGAAATGTCCATTATTAATTCTTTTGCTCCTCTTGCAAAAAATGCCGATCCCGCAACTCTTGGAACCATCATGGAAACTACTGGTATGGATTTTTGGCATTTTGATTCGCTGAAAGATGATGATGTAAAAAGTATTATTGATATGGCTAGACAGTCTGCCGAGCCGGGATACAGGAACTATATGTCAACGGCGCTCAATAGGAGAATCGTTAGTTTTCTTCAATCGAATCCCGATAGTTCGGAGTTGATGGCCGAGTTGGCAGTTTATGATGCTTTTGGTATACCTATTCAGGTTCATGAGGATGTTGACGGTCGATCAACTTCAAAACGCGCATTAACTTCTGACGAAATTAAATTGTTTGATAAGTTACTTAGTTGGCTTTTCCCAAAGGGTAAATTGAGTAATATTAGTGAGGCAAAATAATATGATTAGTCAAGAAGAGTGGAACCAAAAAATCAAACAACTTTGGGGAATGACTTTAGTCTCGGTAAATAATTCAGATTTATCTATTGACGAGCACATCAGTAGGGCCAGGAAACTCCAAACAGGAGTCGACCCCCACGAAACCAGCCGCAAAAACAAAGCACAAGAAATCGCTGCAATCATGTCACTCCCAGGAAAAAAGAACTGGGTACGAGAAGACGATAAGCCATATTTTGAACTCATCACAAGCGGACTAATTAATTATCCTCCCGAAGATAGGCTAGACTTATTAGAGTTAACGAAATCTGATGATTTCCTCAAAAAATACATATCGGAGTTATGATGGAAACTGGACGCTACTCTTACAAAGCAGCGATACCTGAGGTCGGTATCCCTCAAGAAAAATTCACTGGTGACGTACTAAAGGGATACGGCCCACGAAGAGGAAATCTCGAACGACTTCTCCGTTACTGGCGTCCAATTATGCGCAAGCCAGGCGGGTTTAGACGTTGCAAGGTCATTTTGGCGGACCATCCAGAATTATTCCCACTAAACAATATTTGTGCTTGGCTACATCATGAAACCACGGGCTTGTGGCCAAATGAAGGCTGCCATCACCCCACCATGAAGAACTGTCGCCGTAAACTCAAGAAAGGCGTAAACGGCTCATTGTGGTCTAATGAGCAATTTAATAACCGTCTATCCCGTATCCCCAAAGCGGGCACAAAATCACTTCAAAACGAAGTTTTCTTTGATACTGATTGGTACACCAAAGGTCTAAATATCTATGCCGGTAACGAAAACCACGTAGTTACACCAGACGATCTGTCTCACGCATTTCAGGTACTGTCAGATTTTTGTGAAATGGAATCGAAATTTGCTGAGTATTTGCGCAATAACGATAACTGGGAATTCGAAGGTGAGAACGAAGCCGGCTTTACCCTAAAGTCACTTCTTCCCGTAGAGGATTGTGGATGTGACTGATGAACTCTTTTGAGATCATTAAACCAAGTAAATGTTGCCCCAACCAGGAGGTTGTTGTTAAACGTCATGTTCTAACAACAAAAAATGCCGATGGTAATGCTTTTATTGGTTCAGTAGCATCGAAACAGGAAATTGTCAACTATAAAGCCATGGTCAAAATGCTTGGCCTTGGTGATAATTATCGGGTCAAACGTGTTGGCACGATTGGCTCGTCTTCCACTATTGGACAAACCGCACAGGCAGTTGGTTCATACTTCCTGCCTGGTGATTCGTCGATTCTAAGAAGTCCGGTTCGTTCTACGGGATTCTCTTTATTGACCCCCGGTGTCCCCAGCATCCCCATGCGACCACGCATACGCACTGGTCGCGACAAGGTCCACAGATGCCCTGAGGGCTACCAGTATGGCGGTCGTTTTACGGATAACCAATTTACGACCTGTGGAGCAAAACTATTCGATATCCCTGGTCCACTTGGTCTAGTCATATCCGCCCTGCGTGCATTGCGTCGGGAGGCAAACCTCAAACCCATCACTATAGAAGGTACAGCGTTAACCCCGGGAGAGTATGGCGGGTCAGTTATTGATTCTCGCGCTCCACAGATTCCGCGAGTTACTGACAGTGATGTCAAGAAGCAACTTGAAAGTATTAGGCAAATTGTAAAGGACATGAATCAGCCGAATCTTGATGCCAAGAGAATGGTACGGCGTGACGGATTCATTTTGGAACCAGTAGTTTCTCCAAAAGTTTTGAGAACTATTCCCGATAATCGTGACATGGAAGGGGCGGCATATATTTTAAATGCAAATAATGTTTCTTCCCTTGGTGGCGAAGAACTTGGGTTACTCTCAAATACTGGAGTAACCAAAATTATGTACGTTTTACCTGGTGGATCGACACTTAGTCTAGAAAAAGTTAGACCATTGACCGTTGGCGAACGTCGCAAACTGGGCAGAACAGTCAATGCTGCATCCCGTATTGATAATAGTCAGATTGCCGCAGCAAGACTGATGTCTGTTGCCGAAGAAACTGGCGACGGAATTCAATATTCCGAAAATTTCATTGGGGTCAGTAATCCTCATAAGAGAATCGCTGCAAGAAATGGCAAAATGGTTGAAAGTTGGGTGGGTCAAGTATTCGCCAACCGCAAGAGCAAGCCGTTGCCCGAAGCAAGACAGACCTCTTCTGAATCTGGGATTTCTGAGAAAATAACGTCCATTCAAGAGGCAGTTGCTCATATTGCGGCGGGTGGAAGTCTTGCTTCAATTTCTCCCGACATTCTTCAACAGGCACTTATTCAAGCAGGTTTGTTTAAAGCACGCAATATTGGGAATAATCAAAAGATTTTTGATGGCCCCAATGGAAGATCATATTTATCAATCACGCCACTTAACGACTTTGAACACCTTGACGCCACCCTCGTTTCAGACATTCAGCAACATTTTGGTATTGAATCTCCAGATATCTATCCATATGGAATGGGCCCACGTCGTCCATATTTGAAAGAAACATCCGGAACCGTTTACCCAGGCAATACCCCATCTACGACCAAATTATTTAAAGATGGCGATATTTCTCATGTTGCAGCACTCTTAGTTTCCGACCTATTGACAGGGGACGCCAATAGGTCGCCCTCAAGTATTGACATTATAGAATTGTCAGATAAAAATGCTGTTGTTCCAACCATCAACTTGCCCGACTTCGTAGAGGTTCAGAAAAAAGTCAAGACCGCCGAAGAACTCATTGCACAAATGACATCACTTGCTGAGAATGGCTCCTATGAGGAGTATTATAGAGAGTTGAAGAGTCTACAAAAAAGACAATTCCTTGCCATTATCAATAAGTTGCTAGAACGGGCGCGGGCGTTCAATTTTGAGAAATATCAAGCCAGATTTACCATTGATGGAAAATTGACTGAAACAGAAAAAATTCATTTAGGAATAATACAAAGGATAGTCAATCAAAGAATTGGCTCCCTAGAAAGAGCCGGAGATTCAATCCGGAACATACTTGGAGGATTTGAGTGAATCGTTACGCCCTATTAAAAGATTCTATTAATGACAGTATTTTTGGAGTGATCGTTGATAGTAACGGTCTCTCGAAATTTTACGGCGTAAGCGCCAAAGGTCTCGAATGGTCCAAGTGGGCCAACGGCATCAATGTCAAAAGTGAAAACAATGGTCTCCCAATAGGCGTCGTAGTAGGCGGTTACTCGGCCCTTCGTAATACCAACCCCAACTATGTTCAAGCACTCGTAGATACTGTATCGCTCCGTAATCCTTCAATTAATAAGAAGCAAGGTATCTCTGATTCTTTGATCAAAAACTCTTCTTCGGTCGTTCCTGGTGTTCGTGACGCAGAATTACGTGCATTTGACATCGACAAGCGTAATGAAGCCATTGCTTTTAAGGCGCGCGCATTCCGTACCGACTCCAAGGTTTCATCATTGCTTACTCAAGTACGTGCAGAGAGACTGGGATTCGTTTCAAATGAAGGCGTATTCAGTTCACGCAACCCAATTCACACCCCTGAAGTAAAGCAAGCAGAAATTATTGACTCGTACGGTCGTTCTTTGCAGCGTGCTATCGGCTTGAGTCTTATTCGTAAGAAGTCCGTAAAGATGCTTGCTGTTGTCCGCAAGGATCAGGCGCTTGCTCAGTCTTTCGGTATTGAATTCAAGGCTGCTGGTATTGGTCCGAAGATTGGTAGTCGTTTGAGTGGCGGTCTTCGTGCTGCCCCTGCTGGCATGTCTTTTGTTGACGTTACTGGTGTGACCGACGCTGATACCGACGGTATTGTTTTTGAAGGTAAGCCGGGCCTAGAGCGACCAATTATCCCTCGTTTCATGGTTCCGAAGGACCTTGCCCGCAAGTTGTCTGGAATCGTTGAGGGTGATGCTGAAGAGATTGAGAAACAGCGTCGTGCCGGTAATACGAGTGTTCAGTTTGATGAAGGTAAGTTACGTAATATTGTTGCCAGTGTTGGTGGGGATGCGAGTCTTCTTCAGGCCGTAAGTAATGATCGTGGCGTTCCTGCTACTACGACTTCTGGGCGTGAGCGTGTTTCTGTTGCTGCTCGTAATGTTGCTGGCAATATTGGTTCGCGTCGTAGGGAGATTGCTTCGCGTCGGGGTATGCGTAGTGGTCAGCGTGCCGATCTTGGTGATGCGACTCCGCTTTCTCCTGGTGAGTTGAATAAGTTGTCGGAGCAGGAGATCGTTGATCGTTTGATTGAGGATCGTTATGCTGGTTTGAATCTTGATGAGGCTGCGAAGAAGTATGGTTTGAAGGGTGGTCGTCTTGAGGCTCGTCGTCTTGAGGCTCGTGAGATGCAGCGCCGTAACTCTGGCGGCATGCGTTCGCGTAATGATTATGACTCGTCTCTCAGTAGGAATGGCTGGCAAAAAAATGGGGACAAGTGGAATAAGGGCAACTGGGAAGTAGAAGTACTGGTTGACGAAAACGATAGGGCCAATCGTTTGGTAGCAA